TAAGTCAAAAATAATTAAAATATTGAGTATGAGCAAGTTAAATGTTAGTAGAAATGTTTTTTTAGAGAAAGAAGAACTTTCAAATATGATTTCTTTCTTTGCTACAGCACCGCTTATGAAGGCGGTGCTACAGGCATCTTATTCTTTTGGGATGATTACGAATGACCCATCTAAGATCAATCCTAATACAGTTAACAAACTAGTAGAAGATGAAAATCTTGTAGAACCTTTTAAAGTGGAAACAGGAACAAACTCTGGCACTATTAAGGTACTTCCTGGGATGGCTCTTACCAGTGCCGGGAACTTTATAGATATCAATGTAGAAGACAACATCGTTGTGCCGAATGACAGCAATTTCTATTGGGTGAAGATTGCTTACAAAACAAGAAATTACGAAAAGGGGTATGTAAGCGTAAACTCACAAGGTGTTGTATCGGGTTCTGTTGATTTTACCGGAAAAGTAAGAGGACAATCTTCATCAACTCCCGTTTCTATCCGGTTTGAAAAGCAAGATGGTTCTGTTCCACTTAACAATGGGGTTTATCAGATCGTAAATGTGATCGATAATCAGAACTTGCTACTTACGTCTGCTTCTACTTTTGTTGCAGAATCCAATCTTCGGGTAATTGTGTTGGGTACACTTCCTTTGGGAGGCGTTTTGACACAAGAACAAAGAGATGGTTTGTACACTTATGACGATTATGTTATTTCTTTAGTACCGGAAGTAAGTCTTTCCACACCTCCTGAAAAAGAAGCAGATGGATATTATATTGCACGTGTTCAAAATTCAGGTGGATCGGTATCGGTTTACAACGAAGTGAAAAGCGAGTATTGGTCACTGGGAAATATTTTTATGTCAACTTCTAAATAACAAGGGTAACTATATACCAGTTTACAGAAATATTTAAAGTTGTAGATTTTAAATAGGAAATTTCAAATATTCTATTTATATTTGCGTCATGTATTTGGTAGAACAACATATTATTTCTGTAAATGATAAGAGATACAAAGATTTAGATCGAATTTGTTTCTTGTCTAAGAACTTGTATAATGCTGCTTTATATACAATAAAACAAGAGTTTCTTTGTACGGGGAAGTGGATAAGAGCAGGAAAACTTAATAAGAAAATGGTAGCAGAAAATAATATAGATTATAGAGCAATGAGTGGATCATCTTCTCAACAAGTTCTTATGGCTTTAGACAAGAACCTAAAATCTTATTTTTCTGCTATCAAGTCTTGGAAACGGGATAACAAAAAGTTTACCGGTTGTCCAAAATTTCCGAGATATAAACATAAAACAAAAGGTAGAAATGTATTTTCTTATTCTTATGCGCAGTTTAAGCACAAAGGAAACTTCATTTTCTTTCCAAAGAAAGAAAGATTGTCACCTTTGAAAACGAATTGCAAAGAAGGTTCTGTAAAACAAGTTCGATTTATTCCTAAAGCAGATTGTTATTCTATAGAAGTTGTTTATGAATCTTCTGTAAAAGAACAGCTTCCCGATAACAATAGGATCATGTCTATTGATTTGGGTGTAAACAATTTAGCTTCTATTGTAACTAATACAAACAATAAACCTGTTTTGATTGATGGAAGGAAATTAAAATCCATCAATCAGTATTACAACAAGAAAAGATCGAAAATTCAACAACAATTAAAAAAAGTAAATGGAAAAGAAAATTCAAGACGGTTAATGTCTCTTACAAGAAAGAGAAACAACAAAGTAAAGGATTATCTTCACAAGGCAAGTAAAGAAATAATCAATACTTGTTTGGAAGATAATATAACAACATTGATAGTCGGACATAATGATGGATGGAAGCAAGAATCCAATCTTGGGAAAAGAAACAATCAGAATTTTGTCTCAATTCCTTTCGATATGTTCATATCAATGTTAAGGTATAAATCAGAAAGACAAGGGCTAAGATTTGTTGAAGTAAACGAATCTCATACGTCAAAATGCAGTTCTTTTGATTTAGAATCTGTGGAACACCATGATACTTACGTTGGTAAAAGAATTAAGAGAGGGCTTTTTAGAACAAAAGATGGAATCTTACTTAATGCTGATGTCAACGGAAGTTATAACATCATGAGAAAAGTAAAAGGGGATGCAGTAATGCCACCCTATACAGGGTTTGGGTATAACCCAGTTAAGAAATTTATTAACTAATATGTACCAGTGCAAACTGGTACATAGTTACCATAACAAGGATATGTTAAGGTTTTATTACACGACAAGCGCAGGGTACAATAATCAACAAACTAAGATTTCCGATTCTTTGGGTGGGTACAAATCATCCACCCCTGTACCCAATGACATGTTTAGCAATTTATTTGATGAAATAAGCCTTAATTTGGCTTCAAATCCTCGTGAGCAATATATTGCACTTATTTTGAAAAATGAGGGCACAGAAACGCTTAAAAACGTTAATATGTGGTTTTCTGCCGTAACGGAGAATCCGTATGGGAAAATCATGGTAGGAGCAATAGGAATGAACAAGGATGAAAACGACAATCCGGTTACACCAAGAACATCTTCTATTTATGAGAAGCCCTATTGGATTCAATTTTATGACGCAACAGAAGACGATAAAGTTACATTGGGTGACATTGAATCGGATGCTGAAATTTGTTTGTGGTTCTCACGGGTACTTGATGGAAAAATTATTCGAGAAGACTATAACAATGTGGCAGAGAGAGATACGAACACCCAAAACCGCTATAAGAAGGTTGAAAAAGAGACCGATGAGATTTTTAACATTAATTTGGTTTGGGAATAGTTACAAAAGTTGTAGTTTTGTCAGCGAGACAGGGGAACAAAAACTTCCCCTTCTTTTATCACTTAAAATATACAACTTTTGTATGCAATGATTTTATAATCTAATTTCGACAGCAATGACAAGACGAGAAGAATTTGAAGCGATTTATGAATACTTACAGGGGAAACTGACAAACAACCCGAAGTATGAGTTTCATGCAAAAAGAAAGGACAGGGAAAGGATAAAAGATTTTCTTGAAAATGAAATAGTGGGGAATCTTTGGAACTATCTTACTTTTCAATTTAATAGGCAGGTTTTTATTTTGTCGGTGTCGAAATTGAGTATTATTCCTCTTCCTAATGTGATAGGGAAAGCAGCTATTGAAAGATGGAGAAAACGAACACAAAAGGATATGTGGTTTACCTCTAAATTCGTTATGGAATACGACCTTAGAAACCCTATCCAGAAAGAAGAAGCCTTGTCTGATTCCTATTTGGATAAAGAAAGACAGCTTTATTTTGATTCTCCGAGAGGATACATCCTTTGTGAAAGCTATGATGGGTTTTTGTATCATGAAAAGAAATGCAAAGGATGCAGGTATATAAAATTGTGTGAAGAAAAATATAAGGACAGATGAGAAAAAGAAGAAAGGAACTTGAAGTTAAAATTGTCCCTTGTTTTTACGATACGAAAAGAGCAGAGCTTTTGATCGTAAGGTACGGATGGTTTGGAAACCCTAAGTTTGTAAGGAGTTTCGGGTTTATCTATCTTTCGAGTAAGGAAAGTGAGAAAAAGATGGACTATGTGTGTGAATTAATAGATAGGTTTAACAGAATACAAAGTTTAAATTGTTATGGAAGAAAAAGTAATGTATGACGTGCGTTCAGCACTTATGACAGGTGAAATTAAAGAAGTAAAAAAATGGGAAACAACTACTTTCAGAGGCCTGGAGTATATCATCCCGGAAGGAGAACGTGAAATGGCTAAAATTGGCAGAGATGTGTTTTTCACAAAAGAAGAAGCAAAGAAAGCTATTAACGCAACGGTTGATAAGAGAGTTCAGTATCTTGAAAATCAGATTGAAAGAATTAAAAGCTATAAGTTTGAGTAACGTGCTGAAAAAGAAGGAGAAATACGAATATCGTCCTTGTAAAAGATGTGGTGAAAATCATTACATCTACAATAGGATGAAGTGGCTCTGTAAAGATTGTGACACAGAAACAACCAAAGAACGTAGAGGTGACCTTCAATCCTTATTTACGGAGATATGGCAGGAAAGACCTCATGTTTGTGTAAAATGTGGAAAGCCTTTGGGGGATGAACCAAAAGCTATTTTCTTTTCGCATATCAGATCAAGAGGAGCAAGACCGGATTTGAAGCTGGATAAGAACAATATCGAACTTCTTTGTTCCGCTTGTCACAGATTACATGAATTTAACGAAAGGGAAATCGTATGAAAAAGATTCTTGTATTGACGGTATTATCGTTTATTCCCCTTCTTGTTTCTGATGCAAAAGTTCTTCCCACTACGAAAGAGGATAGGGACAGGGTTGTGTGGGAAAGATTGGTTCATGCTATTTGCATGGTTGAATCCGGTTGTGATGATAAAGCAAAGAACAAGGTAAGTTCCGCTTCCAGTAGGTTTCAGATGTTGAAGGTCTATGTGGATGAGGTAAACCGGATAAAAGGGAAACATCTTTATTCTTACAAGGACAGGTTCGATCCTGTAAAGTCAAGAGAGATGTTTGAAATATATCAATCCCATCACAACCCTACCAAAGACATAGACAAGGCGATTATTCTCCACAGGGGAAAGAAAGTAAAGTCTTACATTAGGAAAGTAAAACAGGAAATGTGTAATCTTTAAATCAAAAACATCATGACAGTATGCTGGACAGAAGGATGCTATTACTTTGAAGGCGAAGTGACCAGTTCCTACCAAGTGGAAGATGGCACTATGCTGGTAGTGGAAACTCAGAACGGACGAACAAGGGAAGTTCTTAGAGAAAATGATCATTTAATTGAGTTGGATTTATGCGAATAGATGAAAACATGGAGGTATTACTTCAATCCGTTGCAAATTTATTCGAGGATTTGAAACTGAACGTTCTGAAAGGAAAGTTGGAAGATGTAATAGCACTTCAAGATACGAAAAGTATTGCTGACTTTACCGAAGAATGTATTAAGTGGTCGGAAAAAGAATATACGAAAAAACAGCGTATGTTTGTGTTTTCTGATGGGAAATTGGCTTTGACAAGGATATTTATTGTTTCAGTAGAAATGGATTACACGGACGAAGGCGTACCGGAAATAATCATAAATAGAATGCCGGATGATGTGACATTAAAGGATAATCCTTATAAAAACATTCATGTCCGGTATGAAAGCGAGGAAAACTGTTCCCGTGACTTCGACAGGTTGAAATTAGTGTTGAATTAATAATCTATGGCTAAGGAAGTTATAGTAAAGAATTTAAATCTCGTTGGAATGACAGACTATTTCAATGAGCATTATAAAAAGAAAGATGGAGGAAAGTTTTCATACTGGAACATCAGAGCTTATGCGGTAATGGGCAAAGTCCCCTCCTATTTAGGAGAAGGATTGAGTATTGTCCCTTGTGTGCCGATAGGAAGCAATGTAAGACTATGGAAACTTGTGAAAGAAACAAAATAAAAATGAGATGAAGATATATGTAAGTTTGCCTATTTCTGGGCATGATATAGAAGAAACGAAAGAATATGCAGAAAAGATTAAGAAGTTTCTTGGAGAAAAAGGTGATGAAATTGTTACTCCTTTTGATACTTGTAATGAAGAAGGTAAGTCTTATTCCTATTATATGGGTAGGTGTATTGAAGCACTTTTAGAATGTGATGCTGTTTTCTTTGTACCAAATTGGCAGGAATCAAAAGGTTGCATGGCAGAATTTGAGTTGGCAAGAATTTATGGAAAGAAAATTTTAATGTAAAGAAAATGAAAAGTTCGAGTAAGTATTTGATATGCTATGACAATGAAACCGGAGGACTTCCTTCGAAAGACAAACCGGCTTTTGATGCGATTCCTCTTATAGAAATTGCGTTTGCAATCATAGATATGGAGAAATTGGAAATATGCGAAGAAGTATCTATGATCCTTCCGCGTGACTATAAAGAAGGTCTTTCCTATTCAGCGGAAGCGGAAGCTGTGCATGGTATCACTGAATCTATCCAGAATGAAAAGGCAATTTCGTTAAAAGAGGCTTACAAAAAGTGTCTGGATATTTTCAAAAGATACAAAAACCCGCGCCAACTATGTACTCTTTGCGGTCACAACATAGTAGGGTTTGACAACCCTTTCTTGGAGAACTTCTTTAAGTTCATGGGAGATGATCTAAGCAAGTATGTAAAATTTTCGTTGGATACGATGCAATTGGCTCACATGGCTTATGGAGAAGCTGAAAATTATCAACTGCATACTATTTGTGACAAGGAAGGTATTGATCTTGTAAACGCGCACCGTGCCGGTGATGATACCTATGCGAACGCACTGCTTATGATAAATTTCGTAAAGAAACTTCGAGGAGAAGGAACAACTGCCGAACAAGATGGCATGACGGTCAAGAATCCTTTCCGAGAAAAATTTGCTTTGTAACGTGGCAATAGTATATAATTCAAAAGGTGGGGTTCTGACCGATTTGCAAGCAAAAAGGTTGTTTACTACTGTGGACGATATAATAGACAGACTACCTTCTCCTACTATATCCCAACTCTTTTCGGGTGGGTATAAAAGGGATATGGACAAGATGCTTGAAACTATTATAGATCAGACAGAGTATGCAATGAATTTTGGACGGTCTCTCGATACCGAAAAATTGGGATATGTGGACAACCTGTTTGCGTCAATGGATGAAAACCTAAGAATCCTTTCGTACAACTATTTTAACGCAACCGTCCTTTCCAATTTCAATTTAGGATGGAGAAATTTGGAATGGGGAAACCTTACACAACTCTTTCCGTGGAGTAGTTACCTGTGCGCCCGCGGAGCAGGCAAATGTCTGTGTATCAACACTTTAGTTGTTATGGCGGATGGCTCTTTGAAGAAGGTACAGGACATAAAAGTAGGTGACAAAGTAATGGGACAGGACTTCAAACCTCGAAAAGTCTTAGAGCTTCACAGAGGAAGATGTCCTATGTATGAAGTAAGGCAAATAGGTGGTATGGATTATACCGTAAGCGAAGGACACCTGCTTTGCCTATCCGATAGGAGTATTGTTCCTGTAGAAGTGGCGGAAATGAACCTTAGAAAGGGTTTTTCTTATAAAGGTTATAGGTCTACTAAGAACGGACTAAGAGAGACGGAAATTTATGTGTCTTTGGTTGGTGAAGATGACTATTACGGTTTTACCTGTGATGGTGACCATAAGTTCCTATTAGAAGATGGTACGGTTTGTCATAACAGCTATATGTGGTGTTATTCCTTTCCTTTGTGGCGATTGTATTCTTACACGAGACCTATGCTCTATGGAGGTGATACGGTTGACAACAAGAACCGGAAAGAGACGGCTATGATCACAAACACTATGACACTTGCAAAGGTGCATGTGAACAAGATCATAGAAGAAATCACTACTAACGATATTTTAAAAGAAAAACTTGATCCGAATGGAAAGGCGAAATTAGGTGAAACAGCAATAGAAGGTGAGAACGGTGCTATACTTCATGTCCGTGGTAAGGACGGGTTTATTCGTGGTCTGCACGTTGGTGCAGCAATCATAGACGATATGCCGGACGAAAGTTCTTTGTATAGCGATGAGCAAAGGGAAAAGTTGAAAGAAGTTTTTAGAGGTACAATTACACCTATTGTAGAACCATACGGGTATTTGATTATATCTGGTACACCTTATTCGACTGCTCCAAATGAACTGTACAATGTAATAAAAGGTGACAAACGTTTTTATTCGTTTGAATATCCTATTGTTTTCCCGGATGGTAGACCTCTTGCACCGGATAGATACACCTTTGAAGATATAAAGGCAAAAAGAACGGAACTTGGTTCTATCGTATTTGCCCGTGAGTATTTGGTTATTCCTATTTCCGATAACTCAACGATCTTTCCTTATGAGTATCTAAGAAGGTCAACTACAGGGATGGACAAAGTTTCTTTTGCAGACAGTATAGAATTTTTTCCGTTTGAACTTCAAAGAGTAGTGGTAGGATGTGACTTTGCCGTATCTGGTAATATTGGTGCTGACTATACTGTCTATTCTGTTTGGGGTATTGACTATTCGAACAACTTCTATCTGATAAACTATTTCCGTGCAAAGGGGATGTCCCATAACGAACAGGTGGACAAGATCGTTCTTTTCAACCGTCTGTACAAGCCGGACAAGATAGTATGCGAGGCAAACGGTTTCCAAGGGATCTTGTCTGCACTTGCAAGAGAAAGGGGTCTTTCCAATATCGAGCAGTTTACGACAACAGAAGGAAACAAAAAAGACCTCTATTCCGGTCTTCCATCTTTGTCTGCTATGTTTGAAAGAGGACAGATTAAAGTTCCTTACAAGGAAGGGGAGACAAGACAAAAGGTAGAGTTGATGTTCAGTGAGTTTGCGTCCGTTACTTTCAGAAGCGATAAAGGGAAATTGGAAGCGAGTTCAGGACACGATGATCTCGTAATGAGCTCATTTTTAGCACTTTACACTCTTCGTGAAGAAAACGGATCAGGTAATAATTTTAGTATAAACATGATATAAACAAATATATAGATCATGGGCAAACTGAATCCCGGCTTCATGGCGGAAATCTTTAAATTGATGTTTTCCGATGAAGTCATAATGCGTATAGCTTCGGAATATTTGAAATATGAATTGATTCCTAAAGAATGGGTAGGTTATAAATTCATTCTTAGGGAAGCGATCATACAATATACAGAAAAGAACAAGCTACCTTCTATCGGTGCTATTTGTCAGAAATTATGTGACGAGGATGTCGTGCAGCTCGCTGCAAAGGAAATAAAGAAGGCGGCTTTGATAGACAGGGAAATTGCAATAGACCAATTGCAGTCTTTTGTCAAGGAAACGGAATTTGAACTTCTTTCAAGGAAAGTGCATGACTTGTATGAAGAAGGAAAGAAGGAAGAAGCAATACGTGTCAACGCTGAAGAATCCCAAAGGATATTGGAGATGTCCTTTCGCTCCAAATCAGGGGGTTTCCAGTCTGTTTTCGGGGGTTTCCAGCAACGTATGCTTGAAAGACGCATGGATGCTGCTACAATAACGGAAAAGCCAGTAAAAATTCCTTTTGGAATCGACAGGTTGGACGATATATCTTTCGGTGGCATGGAAATAGGGGACACAACGCTTTGGATTGCTCGCAGCGGCACAGGGAAAACGACTGTATTGAAATGGCATGGGTATTCTGCTGCCATTAGAGGTGTGCCGGTTCTTCATATCCAGTTGGAAGGTGGGGTTAAAGCCTGTATGCAAATATATGATCAGCTATGGTCTGCCCAATCCTATTCTGATATTAAATCCGGCAATATTAGTCCAAAGGATAGAAAGAAGATAGAACAAGCTATCAAAGAGGTAAAGGAACTTAGCTCTGACATTGAAGTGTATGGATTCAAAAAGTTCGGACAGGCTTCCATGAGTGATGTCCGCCAGCTTTGCTATGACTATTTTAATACACATGGCAAGTTTCCCGGATTAGTGATACTCGATTCTCTGGATTTGGTAAAGACCGGCATATCCAAAAAGATAGATTCTGATCCTGATCACAAGAAAGAAAAACTACAGACTTGTGCCCAGCTTTTGAAGAACTTGGCGGATGAAATAGGTGCTCCTATTATTACAGCCACACAGACAAGTGATGTTCCGTTTGAAGTATGGAACAACCCGGATAAGGCGATTGACCGTTCTTATACAGAAGGTGATAAAACGCTTGTAAAACCTTTTTCTTTCGTGTTTACTCTGAACATGACAATAGAGGAAAAAGCAAACGCAACAGCCCGTATTTATGTCGATAAGCTCCGTGATTACAAGGAAAGTCAAGAAGTGATCACGATTGCTACCAATTATGACAAAAGACGGTTCTATCACAGGGGACGAACGATGGAAATGTATAATCAAGTTTCCGAAAGGAAAGAAGAAAAGAAACAAGCTCGCAGAAAAAAGGTGCAAGCAGATAAAATGGAAAGCATTTAGGCTTATGATACGGATAGACGAAGAAGAAGTAAAGGCAGCGATTGGACTTCGCATATTCGGTTCGCAGGGGTGGCTCTCCAATAAAAACATGGATTGTCCCTATTGTGGAAAATCGAAGAAATGGGGTGTTCTTTTGAATCCTCACGGCGGTGTGTTTCACTGTTGGAAATGCGGTAGCAAAAAACCATTGAAGGATTTTCTGGACAAGATAGGAAGGAAAGATCTTATACGGATGGAATATCAAAATTCATTAAGTGTAAAACTTACACCTTTGAAAGATGATGTGGATGAAGATGTGTCCGAAGAATTGCCGGAAGTAAAGCTTCCCCTTCGTCTTGAAAGACTGAAATCTGACCCTTATTTAGACGAAAGAGGGTTTAGAGCGTATCATTACGCACTTTTTGAACCGTCTGAAACCAAATCTATTTTAGAAAAGGATTTGAAAAACTACATCATCTTTAAAATGAAAATGGATGATAAGCTGGTGGGATGGCTCGGCAGAAGCAGATATTCCAAAGAGTGGCATAAAAGAGATTTGGAAAGGGCAAAGGAAACCGGTACTAAACCGCATTTGCGATATGAAAACAGCATAGGGACGAACTTTACAAAAATATTAGGCGGTTACAACGAGCTTTCTTCTATTACAAAGGACGTGATAATAGTGGAAGGGTTATTTGACAAAGTAGGTATAGACAATCTTTTAAAACTTTGGGATTGCAGGGATTTGAAGTGTGTGTTCACTTTTGGGAACAGTATAAGCAAAGAACAAATATCCTATTTGGAAAGAAAAGGGGTAAAGAATGTGATTCTGATGTATGACGATGCGACTGTTGAAGAATCCAAAAGTGCAGGGTTGATGCTTGCAAAGTCATTCAACACCAAGATAGCTTATCTTTACAAACCGGGCATTGACCCGGGAGATATGGATATGGATTATTTGGAAGAAGTTTTGAATAACTTGTATGACCCTATCAATTTTTACGTCTCTAAAATCAAGAAAATGTGGTAGGTTATTCCTACTTTTGTTGAAAATCACAAATCATAGAATCAAATGGACAGAAGCAGAGAATTGTCGATAGATGAATATTTGAAAGTGCTCCAATTGGAATACTTTACCCACAAGGTAAGAAGCCTTATTTTTGATAAGCCCGAATTTGTCAAGATGGCAAATGATATTGCAGAGTTTAAAAAGGAACGGATCGAGTTGTTGGCAAAAAGACATTTTAAACGGTCTATTTTCTTTTCGGTGGAAGAATATTTTTCTTTTTATGAGAAAGAGTTCTTGAATCCTACCGGTATTCCCAATTTCCAGTATTCCACCAATGAACAGAAAAGAAACTCGCAGTGGTTTTGGGATATGATCTATTTGCTTGGAAAGGATCAGATTGTTATTTATGATGACAAAGAGTATCGGATTCTGAAGAACGATATAAAGAATCAAACGGTCACTATCAAAGTGAACGGAAAGAAAAAAGATGTGGAATATTCGAACATCAAAATAAAAAGACTTATCATGTGTTTTGATGGTAAGTTGTTGTAAATCAATTAATTTAAATTTCGTATTATGACTTTTAAAGAGTATGAAGCGCACGCGGCTTCAACAGCGTGTTATGCAAAAGAGGTAGCTATCCCGTATGTAGTAATGGGACTTACCAATGAATTGGCAGAAGTTTTTGAAAAGGTGGACAATGCTGCCGAAGCAAAGGAAATCATGAAAGAAGTAGGAGACGTCCTTTGGTATGTTGCAATGACAAGACAGGAATTGGATTTAGCTGCATTGGAGTTTCCCGAAGAATTGCGCAGATTGGATGATACGGATGTGTACAGATTAAGTCCCTCCTATTTGCTCCAACAGGTAGGTATCATTAACGGTCAAGTGAAGAAATACTTCCGGGACGATGATTACAGTAAACCTTTCCCCGAAAAGAGAAAAGAACTTTGTCATACCGCATTGGAACAGATTCTTGTGGGATTGCAGAATCTTGTTGTCTACATTGAAGGAAAGGAATCGAACCAGTCTTTGATTTCCATTGCAAAGCAGAATGTGGAAAAACTGGCAAAGAGAAAGGCAGAAAACAAAATTCACGGTGACGGAGATAATCGGTAATGGTTAGGGCGGTAACTTTTTTGGGTGCTTCTTGTGTCGGAAAGACTTCTGTGTTTGAACTTTTAAAGAAAGACAGGTCGTTTGACCGGTTCGATAAGATAGATAGCATAACAAGACAGTTGGTAAAGGAAGGAAAGATAGAACCTTCCTTTACTTCCGTCCAAAATCAAAAACTGATTTTTGATAGGTATGCGGAATTGCTGAACACAGATTGCTATGTTTCCGATAGAGGCATAATAGATGTGCATACGTTTACAAAAACAATACCTGCTTCTATTCAAAGAGATGTAGAACTGAAAAGACAATTGGATTTTATAAACGTTAGTGAATATTTCCTTCCTGTTATCTTTTATTTCCCTATTTATTGGGAAGTAGAGAGTGATGGGGAAAGAATGGCGGACGCAGAAAGAAGAAAATGTTGGGATGCAGAAATAAGAAAGTTTTTGATGGAAAGAAGATTATCTTATGAAGTAGTACCAAATGACACTCCTTTTAATCGATTGAAGTTTATAAAAAGTGTACTTAGCACACGAATAAACATAGGTTAAAATCGGGGTTAAGGATTGTAAAAACATATAATTATTGAATACAAAAGTTGTATGTTTGCCTGTGAAAACGAAAAGAAGAAAATACGATGGATCGACTTTTAAATGAGTTGGAAGAATATCTTTCTTCCAATACTATACAATACTCTCTCGACAAGGAAAATTACACTGTTTCCTTTGAGGGGAAATCATACGAAGTCTTTGAACCTAACGAGGACGGATATTTCTTTTCAGAGGATTTTCGTTGGGATTGTGAACGCACCGAAGAAGATGGTTATATCTTCCGCCTTGGTGGTGTATGGTACACATTGGACAAAGGAAAAGAGAACGAGCCTAAATTGAACCGGGTAAAATGGAGAGGGCAAAGCGAAATGACAGGTCTTTCTACTAATTTCTTGGGAGTGCACGGATCGTTTGAACTTTTGAATGGTACGGGATTGTATCCAGATTGGGTAAAGAAAGCCAAATTCTTAGGGATAGAAAGACTGGGGATTGTTGAAAAAGCAACTTTGGCAGGTGCGCTCAAATTTCAGAATGCCTGCAAGGCAGAAGGAATTGTACCTGTGTTTGGTCTGGAAGTCCCGGTAAAGGATGAAAAGAAGGACATTACCTATACTTACAAAGTCTATGCAAAGAATAAAAAGGGCTGGCAGCATTTGCTTGCATTAAACAAGGTTTTGAATTGTGGTGATAATGGAAAATTCGTTTCTCCAAAAGACATGTCGGAACATGTTTCAGATGTGTACATTGTATTCGATCCAAAAACAATACAGTTTGAAGATGTTCCTATCCTTTTGAGAAACAAACCCAATGTGTTTTGGCAAGTAGATACCGTGAAATACACAAAGAACGATAGGGATACCTCCTATTTGATGAACTTTGAACAGTTCTATAAGTCCAAAATGAAGCCCGTAGCTATTTGTGATGCTTATTATATCGAGCCGGAATACGCCATACTTCGAGAAGTAGTAAATAAGATTGACGGGAAAGTAAACTACAAATCTGGTAATCAGTATTTCAAGGATGAAGCGACTTACATGGAAGAACTTCTTTCTTTGTTCGGGGATAGTGAAAGGGGAGAGGAATTTTATATGGTAGCAAGAAGCAATGCTGATATGATTGCGGAAAATTGCAACTTTGAAATTCCTACTGACAGCCGACATCTTCCCCGTTATGAAATGACAAAAGAAGAAAAGAAAAAATACGCTTCCAATGAAGATATGTTTGATTCTTTGATTTATGAAGGGTTGGAGAACAAACCGGAACTTTTGGAAGATTACTCGGAAGATGTGCTTGTAGAAAGAATAGAAAGAGAATCAGATGTAATCAAATACGGACAGGTTGTTGATTACTTTTTGATTTTGCGTGATATTGTCAATTGGTGCAAAAAGAATAATATCTTGTTAGGTGGCGGTCGTGGAAGCTCCAGTGGCTCTTTGATTTCTTATCTGTTTGGATTGGTAAATACAAATCCATTGCACTTTGGTTTGATTTTTGAAAGGTTTTTGAATAAAGGTAGGTTGGGATATTTTGAAAAGAAAAAGATGTATGAGGTAACTCTTGAAGATGGAACAAAGAAAGTCCTTCCTATCAATATAACAACTAAAGCATTGAAAGTAGGAGATGATATTTTAGTCTAATATCAAGCAACAAGAATATGAAAATAGAAAAAATTAAAGAAATAGAGGTGGAGCGATTTGTACCAGGATCGCTCCCTGATCAATTTCCCCCTTGTTTTCGGACAAGGGGGAGCGTTAGATATTGATACAGATGTGCCGGGAGAATATCGACCGGCAGTAAAACAATACATGGAAAATCGTTTTGGAGCTTCGCAAGTTTGTTCTGTGGGCACATACACCACTTTGCAGATAAAACAGGCTATAAACGATGTAGGAAAGCTCTATGGAGCTTCAATTCCTACTCTTAGGAGGCTTACCAAAATGATAGAAGACGTAAAGACGGAAGAAGATTTTTTGAAACTTGCTTGCAAGAAGTCAGAAGTAAATCAATTTCTGAATAAATATCCAGAAATGATGAATATTGTTTTCCTTCTTCTTGGACAACAAAAGGCAGCTTCTATTCATGCTTGTGCTATGATGATCTTTCCAAAAGAAAAGACAATGTATGAGTGGTGTCCGGTTAGAAAATCGGGCGATTTGGTTGTCAGCGAATGGGAAGGCGGAGAGATGGACGAAGCCGGCTTTTTGAAAGAGGATATTCTTGGCATTGAGCAATTGGACAAATTCACTGATATTCTGAATCTGATTGAAAAGAATACGGGTAGGAAAATCAATCTCTATTCTGATATAGAATATGATGATCCAGAGGTGTACCGCTATTTTGCAAATGGCTGGCTTGGCGATATATTCCAATTCTCTGCAAAGGGACTTTCTTCTTACACGCAGAAAATGAAGCCTAAAAATATGGATGATGTAATTGCTGCACTCTCCTTGTTTCGTCCCGGTCCAATGGAAAACGGCTTTCACATGGATTATATTGCATTGAAAAATGGCGAGAAAGAGCCTGAATATCCTATTGGTACAGAAGAAATACTGAAAGATACTTACGGGCTTCTTGTCACACAGGAACAGATCATGAATATTTGTAATCAACTTGCTGATTTTGACTTAGTTACTTGTGACAAAGTACGCAAGGCATTGGGTAAGAAAAAGTTAGATGTTCTTCTCCCGTTGAAGGCAAAGTTCATAGAAGGGTATGCAAACAAATTCGGAAGCAAAGGTGCAACCAAAGAGAGTGCAGAACATCTTTGGGATCAGATGGAAGAATTTGCTAAGTATTCATTCAATAAGTGTTTATCCTTTGATACCCAGATACTTACGTCTTACGGAAACGAAAGAATAGATAAATTATTTAAGCAATTTCATGAAAGTAAAAAATCTATCTATGTAAAGAGCTTGAGCAAGAATGGTGTTTTCTATTTTGCTAAAGTGAAAGATATCCGCTATTCAGGCAATCGCCCCGTATGTAAAATAAAATTGGAGGATGGAAGACAAATAGAAGCAACTCAAAACCATAAATTCCCTACAACAGATGGTAAGGTATTTGCAGAATTTGTTCTTGGGAAGATTTTGTATGTTGATAATGGAATGCCTTTCCCCAAAAAAACTAAAGTTGTCTCCGTGTCCCTTTCTGGCAGTAAAGATGTTTATGATATTGAGGTAGATGATCCAAACCATAATTTTGTTGCAAATAGCATTGTTACTTGCAACAGCCACGCTGCTGCATACGCCATTAATGCTTACAATTCTTTATGGCTGAAAGTGCATTATCCTTTGGAATTTTGGTCGGTTGCTCTGTCCCGTGCAAGTGAAGATGACTTTCCTCAATACGTCAATGAAATGCAGCAGACAGAAGGGATCGAAATCAAACCTGTAAATATCAATAAGTCTGATATAAACATTGTGGCGAACAAAAAAGATAATAGTATCTATTGGGCGATCAATGCAACAAAGCAAGTAGGAGAAAAGGCACAGAATCAGATTATGGAAGAACGCTCCAAAAACGGGGAGTATTTTTCTTTGGCTGAATTTATTGATCGTCATACATTCAAAGGATCGGCAGTGAACAAATCCGTTATTGAAAATCTTATCTATTCCGGTGCGTTCGATACGATGGATGAAACAAGGGAATTTTCCAATATCTTTTCTGCAAGGGAGTTCATGCTTGGAAAGTATCGGGAAAAGAACAAGATCAAAATTGACAAAGAAAAGGATGAATATTTTCTTGCCTTTGAAAAGAAAAAGATCGCAAAGGATTGGTGGTGGCTTTTGCAGCAAAAAAACAAGTCCGGTTTTGCTTTCTTTGACTACGAAGGGTTAATAAGAGAATATTTAAAGCCAAAAGTCAAAAATGGAGTTTTCTATAATGTGGAAGATTTGCAGAACTATGACGGGTCAACCTATGAAATGGTTATGGTAGGCGGTTATGTTTTGGAAGTAGAAGAAAGAGAAGGAAAGAAAGGGCGGTTTGCCAACCTCTTGCTTGAAAGCAATTACAAATTCCTTCGTGTGGTCATTTTCCCGGACGATTACGAGGAGAACGCAGACTTCTTTATATCTTCAAAGAAAAGCATCCTTCTTCTAAGTGGAAAGGCTAACTTTGACAAGTTCAAGGAAGAGTATGTATTGCAAGTAAATAGTAATAGTAAATTCATAAAACTTGGAGTATGAAACTTGTAAGGAATATTGGAGATAAAGCAATAGTTTTGCTCTCCAATGATTTGAAAAACGAATTGGACATGGATGCGGTGACTTCCATAGATCATGCAAATTTGTATGGGGAAATCGCCACTTGTTCCGTCCTGTTGAACAAAGTAGGGCTTCTTAGAGCACAAGCAGAATCAGAGTATGAATCTGCAAAAGTGGAATTTAATGTCTATAAAGCACAACTTGCTACACAGATAAGACGTGAATCCATTGTAAACGGTGGAAAGGTTAAAGTAGAAGGTATAGGACTTGTGAAACTTACGGAAAGTTCTTTGGATGATATTTTGACAATCAATCCAGAGCTACATGCCATGCAAAAGGATTTGGTCAAAAAGAAAAAGCATTTGGCAGAAATAGACAGTCTCTATTGGGCTTTGCAGTCAAAGGACAAAAAGTTGACGGGACTTGTCCCGAAGGTAACGCCGGAAGAATTTCTGGACAATTTGGTAGAAGGTGAGATCAACACATTTTTAATCATAAAAGAGAAATAACAATTTATTTATCAATCAATTAAATTAAAAAGAATTATGAAATTTGACAAATCGAAATTCAAGAAGCAATCAATTGAAGATGTAGAAGCTGAAGTAAAACAGGCTGAAAAGACAATGTACAAAGACAGCAAGAGCTATACAGGCTTTGCTACTGTTCAGAAAGGAAAGAACGTATTTCGTGTCGTTCCAGCAATGGGAAAGGCTTATGTAGCTTGTAAGATGTCCAAATTGCGTGTAGAAGTTCCTACTTATGACGCAAACGGTAAAGTGACCGGCAAGGAGGTAAAAGACAAGAATGTTTTCTGTGCCGACATTCACGGAAAGAATCTTTTGAAAGGGAAAGACCCTATTGTCCTGTATTGCGACTATGTGAGAAAAAAGGCTTCCGAAGAATACCAGGACGATACAGAACGCAGAAAATTTCTTAACCCTATTATGGGATACAAGAAAGGAAACAAATTCGTATGGGGTATCAATCCGTCTTTGGCGTATGTCTGCTATGTGTACCAAGGCCCAAAAGACTTTGCCCGTTTGCAATTGTACGGAACATGGATGAACCGCATAAAGGAAATTTCGGTTGAAATGTCGGATGATGAAACGGTTTCTTTCGATATTTTCTCTCAATTGGAAGGAGCATATCCTCTTGTGATCACAATGGGAGAAGACGATAAAGGAAAGAAAACCTACTCTTTGTCTGCCGGTATTCCGAAAAAAGGACAAACTTGGGATGAGTTCTTTGAAGAAACTGTTATTCCTGATGAAGATATGGAGTATTTCTTGAATGAAGTTCCTACGCTGGAAGAAATCTACAAGGATGTTTATTCACAGAAAGATTTCAATATGGCTCTTGACGGGTTGAAGCGTTTTGACGAAGAAAACGGATACGATATTTTTGCTGATGATGGCTTCCTTACTGAAATAGAGGAGATGGCTGCATTGATCCCGGAAGAGGGTAGCAAAGACGATGAGGGGGAAGATGAAGCTCCCAAAAAGACAAAATCCACTTCTAAGTCAAAGAAAGCGGAAGAACCGGAAAACGAAGATGAGGAAGAAGAAAAATCTGCTCCGAGAAAGAATCCGGCAAGTGCACCGGCAAAAGAAAAAGCAGCAAAAGAAAAAGCAGCAAAAGTCGCTTCCTACCCTCCCCTTTCAAAGATGAAAAAGTTCTTGGAAGACTATATTGGAGAAGAGTACCCGGAAGCTGAATTGCCGGACGATCTGACAATAGCAGAGGTTCGTTCTTGGTATGATTTGGCACAAGCTGGGGAGGCACTTCCTTTCCCGGAAGAAGACGAAGATGAAGCTCCTACAGAAACGGCATCCGAACCGGAATCAGACGATGAACCGGAAAGCGAAGATGATCCAAAAGAGCAATCTCCTATTGACGAAGATGCTACGGACAAGGACGAAGAACTTCTAAAGGCTAAAGCAAGATTGCAAGAGCTGAAAGCCAGAATGAAAAAGAAATAATTTCTTCTTTTTTTTAGTTTTTATATTTTTCTAATTTGGTTTGGGGACTTGAAATACAGTCCCCTTCCTTTCTAACAAAACAACAAATGAGCAAAAAATATTTAGCTATAATCTCAACCGACCATCATCTGTCAGAGGGAAATGCTTCTACCATAAAAGATATTTTGCTGGAAGAAATGGAAATAGCCGGTAAAAAGGGTATTAAAACCCATATCTGGCTGGGTGATGTTTTTGACAACAGGGTATCTCAAAGGGAAGTGTGTCTTTCTACACTTCACGAAATATTGGAAGCGTATGACGAAAACGGACATCAAATAATTTGTATTCCCGGTAATCATGACAAAACATCCTATTCAAGTCAAAAGTCATTTCTTACAGCCTTTAAGCATCATCCTTCTTTTACTTTGGTGGAAGAATTGGACGGTATGCAGATAGAAGGGGTTTATTGTTTTTTTCTGCCGTTTTTCACTGACGATATTCTGCTTGATGAATTGGCGGAAATCGGGGACAAGAGAAAGAAGAATATCCTATTTGGGCATTTTGCTGTAACCGGTAGCAAGAACATGGACGGTACAGAAGTAAAAAGTGAACTAAAGCCTTCCATGTTCGAGATGTTTAAAAAAGTGTATTTGGGACACTATCACAATTACCAGCGTGTAGGCAGTAACATTTACCATTTGGGAAGTGTCCAACAGAACAATTTTGGGGAAGATGAAAAGAAGGGTTTTTGGCTTCTGGATTCTGATTTGGAGGCTGACCTCATTCCTTCCGCAAAAGGAACAGTATTCAAAAAGCTGGAAATCGACTTGGAGGAAACACCACACAAACAAGCGGTGGCTCTTATTAATAAGTTCAAGAAAGAAAACCCTACCGTTCGTGTAAGGGTAGAGGTTTGGGGAGAACAATCTTCACTTGATGCTTTTGATAAAGATGCTTTTACAAAAGAAGGTGTGGACATCAAAAAGAAATTCAAGGAAATAGAAATAAAGGAAGTCCTTGCTCCTACCGTAGAGGTAAAGACTTTGGAGAAAAAGGATATAGAAGACAGATTTTCGTCTTTCTGCAAAGAAAACGGATATGATGAAAAAGAAGGAAAGGAAATTTTAAACAAACTGCTTTATGGCGAAGAAAAAGGAAACTAAAAAGATAGAAGAAGCTCTTGTTGTGACAGACGAACAACCTGTAGAAGAAAAGAAACCCAATCGTTTAGGTGATCTTATTTCAAGAATAGAAGATCGTTTTGGCAAGGATGCTGTGGCAGGGAAAAGGCAGGACATTGAATTTGTTCATTCCGGTTCTTACCTACTGGACGAAATACTTGGTGGAGGATGGGCAAAAGGTCGTGTTGTGGAAGCCTACGGAGGCTTTTCTTCCGGTAAGACAAGTATTGCTTTCCATTTGGCAACGGAAGTGCAGAAAACAGGAAAAGCGGTAGGATATCTTGACACGGAAAACGCTGTTGATCCAAAATACATGCAGGCGATAGGAATTGATTTGTCCCCCGACAAGTTTATCCTTTCCCAGCCTTCTACCGCAGAAGAAGTGCTTGAAATAGCAAAGGAAATGTGCAATGAAGAATCTATCGGACTTGTTGTGATCGATTCCATTGCCGGACTTGTTCCTACTGCTCTTTTGAATGGAGAGGCAGGGGACGCACATATAGGACTTACAGCTCGCCTTTTAAGTTCCCAAGTAAATATCCTAAAGAACATCTGTAAGCAGACCGGATGTATCCTTTTTTGCATCAATCAAATCCGGTCTAACATAGGCGGATACGGTGCTGCCACCACAACGCCGGGAGGGTTTGCCATTCCTTTCTATGCAAGCCAGAGAATTGAGCTTGCTCGTGTGGGTTCTGAAAAGGAAGGGGAAGCACAAGTTTCCAACAAGGTGAAGATAACCTGTAAGAAAAACAAGGTTGCACCGCCTTTTAAAGCATGTCAAATCATTATCCGGTTCGGGGTAGGGATTGACAAGGTGATGGAAATTGTGAACATGGGACTTGATTTGGGTGTACTTTCCAAAAAGGGGACTTACATCTATTATGGTGAAGAAAAGATAGGGTTCGGTTTCCCGAAAACAAGAAAACGTCTTTTGGAAGATGCAAAGCTGTTTGGGAAAATCAAGAAGGATGTTCTTGATACGTTCAGAAAGAAAGAAACAACATTTGAAAACAAGGAAGAAGAAAATGAAGCCGATTAGAATTGAAGCAACAAATTTCGTGTCATTCGAACACTTTAAATACGAATTTCAAGATGGGGTAACTGCACTTGTAGGGTTAAATAAAACAGACGACAATCAAGGAAGTAATGGTAGCGGGAAAGCCTTAACAATGGATGCAGACATCCTTACTCCTAATGGGTTTGTAAAAATGAGAGAAATAAAGGTAGGAGATGTTATCCTTCACCCTTCCGGTGGGTACCAAGTGGTAAGGGCTATTCCTTTTCATGACATTGATGTTGCTTATAAGATTACGTTTTCTGACGGGACGGAAGTCAAATGCAACAGAAGTCATTTGTGGAAAGTACGTTTGCATAAAGGCGAAGACTGGTATGTGATCTCACTTGAAGAAATCATGAAAAGATCGAAAGACGAAGAAGTCTTTTTTGAAGTGCCGGAATGTTTGGGCAAACCTTCCCGAAAGATGATTGCCTTTACTTGTTTGGGTGCAGAAGAACAACAGTGCATAACTGTTTCCGGTGAAGACGGCATGTTTGTTACAAACAACTACATTCCTACACATAACTCATCCATGCAGCAAGCCGTCTATTTTGCCATTACCGGGAACAATTACCGAAGCAGTGTGGATAAAAAGCTCATTAGAAGGGGTGAGAAGGAAGCAAAAGTTTCTTTAGATATAGAGTGTCCAATAAGAAAAGAAACTCTCTCTATCGAGCGTATTTTGCCCTTAAAAGGAAGCAGTAAACTAAATGTGTCTTTGAACGGTAAACCGGTAGAACTTGCTACCGTAAAAGACGGGAACAACTATATCCTTTCTTGGATTGCCATTTCACCGGAAGATTTAAAAAGCTATTTCCTTATCTGCAAGGAATACTACAAATCGTTCTTTAAAAGCTCCAATACAGATAAATTGGCTCTTATCAGCCGGTTTATCAATTACGACTTTTTGGATGGAGCAAAAGACATCATTCAAAAAGAACTGGATGTTTTGTCTTCTCAAAAACTTGCTATTCAAAGTAAAAAGGATCGTGCAGAAGGTAGCATAGAGGCACTAAAACAGGTAATAGAAGATGCTGTCAATTTTGACTTTGAATCCGACAAACTATTTCGTATTGAAAAAAGAGAAAGTACGATAAAATCTCTGAAAGAAGAAATTGATTCTTTCCGGTATGAAATTGGTCGTGCAGATAAAAGTATCAAGGAAAATAATTCCACTTTGGAAGAACTGGAAGCTCTTTTAAAAGAAGAAGAAAAGAAGAAAGACTGCCTGCCTTCTACTAAAGAAATTCAGGAAGTGATTGAATCTGTTAAAAAGGAATTGGGGGAAACAAAAGCAAATCAGAATGAAGTGCTGGAAAAGAAAGAAGAACTTTCAAAAATTCATGATGAACTGAAAGTATCCCTTAGAAAAGTCCTTGTAAACTTATCCGGTGCGATTACTTGCCCAAAATGTAAGCACAAATTCCTTACACTGAAAGACACTACACTGGAACAGGAAGAAAAGAAAAAGATAAAAATCGGAAAACAGGAGAAAGAAGTTGTTTCCGAGATGGAGACTTTGGACGAATCTTTGAAAGAATACGAAGACCTTATTTCTTCTTTCATCCAAATAAAAAACGAGCAAGAGGATGAAATAGACAAGATTCGTCAGTCGGCACAGGAAATCAATACATCTATTTACAAGATCAATGATGATATTGAAAGTATCAAAAGCACTATTTCTTCTTTGGAAAGGAAAAAGAAAACCTTGTCTGAAAAGATTGAATCCAATATGTCCGATATCAAAGACAATGAAAAACAGATAAAGGAAATCAAGAAAGAAAAAGCTACGAAAGTGGATGTGTCTTCACAAGAAAAACAAATAGAGGACACTATGCTTTCGATTGCCGGATATGACAAGGAGCTTTCCGATTTGGACGCACTTCTATTCAAGAAAAAAGAATGGATCGGCAGATTTAAGTCTTTCAAGATGTACCTTGCATTGGAACAGTTGAAAAATATCCAATCGAGAGCTAATAACATTCTGAAAGCGGAAAACAGCGACCTTCGTATCTTAATAGAAGGATTTAAGACAAAAGCGGACGGGGACATCAAAGAAGAAATAACACCGTATGTCGTCCGGGACGAAGCGGAAAACTTTTGGTACTACAGCGGTGGAGAACGCGCAAGGGTGGAAATAGCCCTTATCATTGCTATCCAGAATATGATAAACGAAACAAACAAATGGGGAGGACTGCAATTCCTATCCATTGATGAAATCACGGAAGGGCTGTCGAAAGAAAGCCTGTATGATGTGATCGAAGCGTTGGAGTTTATCCAATATCCTATTTTGGTTACCACCCATATTTCGAATGAAAACGCTTCATGCAAAACGCTTAAAATAGTAAAGGAGAACGGCGTAAGCCGTATTGAACAATGAGTAAGGAAACAGAATTGAAATTTTATATTGGAATAGATAATGGTGTGACCGGCTCGATTGGAATAGTAGGGAAAGATCTTACCTACTACAACATGGTAAAAACACCTGTTATTTCCGGTCAGGATTACACAAAAGCAAAGAAAAACATCTCTCGTGTGGATGTAAAAGTATTGGCAGAAATTATTGCAGATTTACAGGAACACGCACCATGCGTTGCGATTGTTGAACGTCCCATGAAGAATCCTGCACGCTTTGAGGCAACTTGTTCTGCCATGCGTGCGTTGGAAGCAGAGCTGACTGTATTGGAGCTTTACCAAGTACCGTATATTTTTGTGGATTCCAAGGAATGGCAAAGAGAGCTACTGCCAAAGGGAATTACAGGCGCACCGGAGCTTAAAAAGGCTTCTTTGGATATAGGGAAAAGGTTGTTCCCGGAAGTGCTTCTAAAACACCCGGACAGGGATGGTATTCTGATTGCCGAATATGCAAGACGGAAAGGTCTGATTTAGAAATCTGACAATTTCAAGACAAAAATGTACAAAAATGCTTGGTGATGTAATAATATACTGTTACATTTGCGTCCGTTATAAGTAACAAACAAAATAATTTCGACTATGGCAAACGGTAAGTATTTGAATATTTTTGTCTTGTCTTTCTTAGACAGACTGGAAAGTATCGAACATAATCTTTCCTACCTCAAAAGCAATGTAAATGATCCTTCAAGGCTGGAAGAAGTGGAAAAGCAACTTTCTCTTTTGAAGGACAAAATCAAACAGATTCAAAATGATAAGAATTTATTGTGATAATGAAAACTGCGAAAGGTTTGGGATAAAATCTCCCATGACAAATGCAAAGTTCGTCTTTCGGTACAATAAACTTGTCCCTTCAAATCTTCCCAAATGTCCGGTATGTGGCATTCAAGTTTCCTATGAAGAAGAAAAGAACGAAACAGTTCCCGATATTTCCATAGGAGAATTTAAAATGATGTCCACCGAGAACAAAGCGAAGATGTTAAAGAAAAGGGCAAACGACTTTTCAAAGAAAGACGGAAGTGAGGATAGAAAACGCTTCTATCAAGAGAAAACAATTAAGAACGTGTTGAACATAAAATAAATATCAATCATGGAACGTAATTCTTATATAGCTATCAGTCATATGCAACGAATAGGAAAGAAGCCTGTTCTTGTTATTATGTCGGCAGACGGAAAGATGGAAAGAGCCATCCTTTTAGACAACTTCAACGGGAAGACAAGGGACTTTTACAAAAACGAAGCAATTGGAAGGGATATTTCAGACATTATTCTAAAAGACAACCTTTCCAATTATTCGGAATGGACAATAAGGGGATGGATAAAAGAATGTGATTCCATCTCTATCAGTTTCGGACATGAGAACTTCGTGATTTACAAAGGCGTATTAAAACCGCATGAAATCGAAGAATAACTGTATCCTAAACAGATTGAGAGATAAGACAATAGAACTTCCCGGAATAGGAGAAGCCACAATCAAAGGCGTAAGTGTGGCAAGGGATTTTAGAAACATTGAACTGGATGTTGTTCGAAATGGAAAATTGAAATCCCTAAGGATAGGGATAACAGGATTCTTGAAATCTACAATCATAAAAGAAAGTATATGAAAAGAAATTCGGTAATTGCTTTTTGTTTGTTATTTTGTTGTTTTATTGGTTTGGGTGGGTGCAAATCCCGCCCTTCCCAAAAGACAAATTATAACTTCACATTAAAAGATTCCCTATTCTGGGAAAGAGAACTGACAGACACGCTTGTAAAGATTCCCTATTCAATTGTAAACCTCACTATCAATCCTCAAAAAATGGAAGATGGGGAAAAGAGGGAAACAAGCAAGGGACAAGCAAATGTGATTGTTCAGAAAGTAGGTGACACCATTATTGTAACAGCTTCTTGCGATAGTCTGAAATTGGTTGTAAAAAGCCTCAAAGAAAGACTGTCCAAGATAAGTGAAGAAAACGGAAACTTGAAAGAAGAGGTAAAGACATCTCCCAACAGATTACTTTCTTTTTTGGGAGGGATGGGGATAGGTGCTTTTACGATTCTGATTGCATTATTCATATTACTAAAAATAACGAAAAGAATTTGAGATTATGGCTAAACTATTAGTAGCGGACAAAGAAATGATTAGAAATCAATTTGTCCAAAAAGTAGAAAAGAAATTGAGTGATTATTTGGCGGCAATTGGAGCACAATTGCAAGATAGAGTGGATGATATTCTTCCGCCAGAAATAAAATCCATTGTAGACAGATATCCGTCCATGCAACCACTTTTGTTTTACAAAAATATCCCAACAAACGAACTTCTAAAAACAAAGAATGTAACCATCTATAAGACTATTCCTTTGGATGGAATAGGGATGTCCAGGATGTTCTGGGATGAATACATGGACGATTTGAAACGCTGTTTCGAAAAAGATATTTTGGAACGGAGCAAGAAAGCGTATGAGCTTAAAAAGCTGGAAAACGAAACCGGAAACAGGGTTGCCTGTGCTCTTGACCATATCAACACAGAAAAACAATTGCAAGACAACTTCCCGGAAGCCTATAAGATTTTGATAGAAATCAAGGGCAAGCAAAAAGAAGAAAACAAGTGTGATTCTGTAGAGAATACCAGAGCATTCCTTTTATCCTTAGACAAATAAAAATCATGACAAAGAAGCAAAAAGAATTGGAAGGCAAAATCATAGAAGCCAACCAAAAATACAGAGAAGGTGCTCCTATCATGAATGACAAGGAGTATGATCTTTTGATCGACCAATTGAAAAAAGAATATCCTGATAGCGAAATCCTGACAAAGCCTATTATTGAAGAAAACAAAAAGGGTGACCGGATGGAAAAGTTGCCGTATCCTATGTTTTCTTTGGAAAAGGTAAAAACAATCAGTGAGATTAGAAGATGGGTTAAAGATGTATGGGAACTTCACCCAAATGACAAAATTGTCATTACACCTAAATATGACGGCATTTCCCTTTTGGTGGACGAATCGACAAATGAATGCTGGACAAGAGGTGACGGAGTAGAAGGACAAAGAAGTGACCGGCATTACGAATATGTCAATCATGGCAACCCTATGGGAAAGAAATCTTGCTTTACTTTTGGTGAAGCCATTATTCCTGTCGGTATGTTTTTGAAAAACGTAAAACCTCTTGGTTACAAAAGTGCAAGAAATTCTGTGGCAGGAGCTTTCAATGCAGACGAAATGAATCCGCAGGTTTTAGGGAACACCACTTATATCCGATACGGTATCATGGACTTGGATAGGGACAAATCTTTGCAACTTGCAGAGCTTTACAATACCTATGAACCGTATGCTACGCAGTATTGGGTGACTTCTGCTTCTATTTTCGATGACGAAAAATCCGCTTTTGATTACTTGAATGAACTGTTTGAGCTTACCAAAAATTTCAAATGTGACGGTCTTGTAATTGAAGTGGATAACAAGAATATTCGTAATGCTTTGGGTAGACTTCCTAATGGAAATCCGCGTTATGCTATTGCTTACAAAAACCCGGATTGGCAGGAAAGATACACAACCAAAGTTATTTCTATCGAATGGGGTATTTCAAAAGATGGGAAAAGCAAGCCTGTAATCGTTTTTGAACCGGTTGAGTTTGATGGTGCTACGGTTACACGCTGTACCGGTTACAATGCAAAATACATTACTGATAATCATATTTGCCCTAATGCTTATATAGTGGTCACAAGAAGTGGAGATGTTATCCCCAAACACTTGGAAACGTTAAAATACAGTATTGAGTGCTTTGAGGGGATGTGTGACAGCATGATGTTCTGTTCTTCTTGTGGAGAACCTTTGAAATGGGATGCAACCCTAACCGACCTTGTTTGTTTAAATCCTAATTGTGATGAAAAAGCGATAAAGCAACTTGTCTATTTCTTTGCTACATTGGGTACGGAAGAAATGCAGGAAGCAACTGTAAGAAAACTCTATAAAGGTGGATTTTTCTCTATCGAGGACATTGTGAATGCAACGGAAAAGGAGCTTGAAAAAATCGAAGGAATAGGGAGAAGCCTTTCCAAAAAGCTACGAAAGCAATTTGATTCCTATGTAAACGATGGTGTTCCTTTTGCAAGAGTTCTGACCGCTTACAATGTATTCGGTGGTGCGATAGGAGAAAAGACTTGTCAGATGATTTTCAATAATCTCACCAAAGACCAAATAGATTACCTGTTTGAAAATGGGGAAGTTCCTACGAAAGACTTGCTTTCCATTGACGGCATTGCCGAGACTACCGCAAAGGCTTTCAATGACGGACTAAAGACATTCTTTGATCTTTGCAGTGGTACGCCTGTTTCTATTTCTTTTATCCAAGAAGAAACGGTGGAAAACGACAATCCCGAATCAGTTTGCTTTACAGGGTTCAGAAACAAACAGTGGGAAGAACGTCTTGTAAAAGAAGGCCACAAAATTGTTTCCGGTGTATCTAAAAACACCACAATCCTTGTAACAAAAGACAAAGAAAGTTCTTCATCCAAAATAAAAAAAGCTAAGGATTTGAACATTCCTATTTTGACGCCGGAAGAATTTGAAATCAGAATAGGATGGAAAGAGATATAGAAGACTGGATCAATGACTTCGAGGATGAAGAAACTTATGATCCTAATGAAGATGATCAATTTGAGTAGTTTAATTTGACATAGAAACGAATGAATAAGATTTACAGGGAGGTAACTTTCAACTTCATGAAAGTATTGAATAAAGCCGGGTTTAGGACAAATGCCAGAAGTTTTATTTCCATGCGGTCTGTAGACAAGATTATCTCCTTACTCTTTGAAGTCATATTTGACAAACTGGAAAGAGATGGAAAAGTCAATATTAAGAATTTCTGTATCATTAAGAAGATTAAGTGTAAGAATGGCAAGTATTATTTTGAATTTATAGACAATAGAAAGAAATGAACACTAATTTTGAAACAAAATTTGGAGGTGGTAAATCAGCAACAGTAGAATGGTACACACCACCTTACATTATAGAAGCGTTAGGAAATGATTTTGATCTTGATCCTTGTGCTCCTAAAAAAGATTGGTACACTGCAAAGAAATGCTTTACCAAAGAAGATGATGGACTTGTACAGGATTGGAAAGGGTTTGTGTTTCTTAATCCACCTTACTCAAACCCTACAATAAAGCTATTTATGGGAAAATTATCAGAACACAACAATGGAATAGCTCTTATTTATGCACGAGTAGGAAACACAATGTTTCATGAATTTGTATGGAATAAAGCCTCTTCTATTTATTTTCTAAGGAAAAGAATCAAGTTTATTGATGAACACGGAAAAGAAGGCGGAAGTCCAGGAACAGATAGTTGCTTTGTTGCTTATGGGAGTAAAGCTGACAATATTCTCAAAAATTTTATCATTATCAGGTAAATACATAAAATTGAATCAATGATGTACTACTACAAGGAAAAAGACTATTGGTATTTTGCCGGATTGGATAAGGAAGCGTTACTTAGGCTTAAATTCATTTCTTCTTACAAAAGAAATTCTGCCAACAAGGAACTGTACATCAAATCTGATCCTGCTAAAGAAATTCTGCTCAAAGAATTTGTATCGGATTGCGGAATAGAAGAAGTTGATCCTCTTTCTATTGTTCGTACAGGTTGCAAAGCTGAAATAAAGCCTTTTAAGGAACTTTTGTCAAGAAAGGATATAGAACTATTGATAGAAGGACTTTCTCTCTTAAAAAAGCCGAGAAGCTATCAAATGGACTATCTTTATTACGCTATCAATCACGGAAACCATGTAAACGGTTCTTCGGTCGGAACAGGGAAGACCGCTTCGTCCATTTTCTATGCAGAAATGCTTGATCTTTTCCCTTGTATGGTGGTATGTCCGGCTTCTGTGAAATCCGGTTGGTTGAGAGAGTGGAAAGAAACAAATCCCAATAGACGGGTATCTGTCATTTCCACTACTTCACCGGCAGAAGATTTTGATGCCGATGTTCTTGTGATCAATTACGACATTCTGGGGAGAAGAACAGAAAAGAACGGCAAGACCTCTATCGAAATAAGGCTGGACGGGATGAAGAAAAAGACATTCTCTCTTATCATAGCCGATGAAATCCATTTTCTGAAAAACAGGAAATCCATACGGAGTAAAACATTCAAAAAGTTGACGGGAAAATCCTCTGCCATCATAGGGTTAACCGGTACGCTTATCATGAACCGTCCGTCAGAACTGTTGAACATACTTGCACTTATAGGAAGATTGAAAGAGATTGCGCCGGATGACCCTTACCATCACTATTTCTTTGAAAGATATTGCAACATGAAAGAAACTTTTTTTGGAATGGATGTGACAGGTGCATCCAATATCAAGGAACTGAACGACCTTCTCATCAAATGTTGCTATTTCCATGTAAGTAAACGGGATGCTTTAAAAGAGCTTCCGCCTGTAACCGAAAACATGGTGGAATGCGAGATAACCAACAAAAAGGCTTACAAGTCTGCGGAAGAAGATTTATTGGAATTTATCTTTAAGCATTTCAAGGATGAAGAAAAGGTGGAAAAAGCTGCAAGAGCGGAGTTTCTGGTAAAGATGAATCTTCTAAAACAGCTTTCTTTGGAAGGAAAGGTGAAAGCAATTAAAAAATGGATAGAAGAATGGTTAGAAGCAAACGAAGATGACAAATTACTCGTATTCGGTTCTCATTCCACTATTTTGAAAGACATTCAGAAACTTTTCAAAAACAGCCTGCTTGTCATAGGTGAGACGACCGGAAAGAAAAGGGAAAAGGTATTGTCTGACTTTTCTTTCGATCCTTCCAAAAGACTTTTGTTTGCCAATATGGGATGTCTGGGTACAGGGGTGGATGGACTTCAAAAGGTTTGCTCAAACATGGCTATTTTGGAATTGCCACCTCGTCCAAGCGATCTTGTACAGGTAATAGGAAGATTGGAAAGGAGCGGACAGGAAAATCCGGTCACAATCCAATACTTGCTTTCATCTTCTACCATAGACAAGGATTTATGGGAAATGTTGAAAAACAAGAAATCGGTAACCGATATGTTGAATAAGGGCTTTGAGGACGATTCAAGTCTGATGATTTTAAAAAGTTATGGCGAAAAAGCAAAGAAAAGGAAAGGTTCTTGAAGTTTGGACAGACGGCAGTTGCTATGCAAAACATCCTAAAAGGCTGGGTGGGTCTGCCGTTTACATCAAATGGAAAGACAAGGAATATCACATAAGAAAAGGGTTTTCTCATACCACCATAGGCAGAAGGGAAACGGAAGCCGTTCTAATGGCTTTAAAGGCTATTAAAAAGGATTTAAGGGCAACCGTTACCTTCTATATAGACAGCCAATACGTAGCTGATCAATTAAAATACAGATTCATAGATTGGGTGAAAGAAGACTTGCGTGTAGAGAATCAGGACTTGTGGGACAAAATCTTCATGGAAGTCTTGAAACACGCAAAACTAAGAATAAAGGTCAAATGGATTCCGGGACATAAGAAAGATTACAATGATCCTATTGTTTGTGGAAATTTCATTGCCGACTATTTAGCGGATTACAAAAAATTCAGTAAATATGAAAAAGATCGTCGTGTATAATAAGCTGATCCCTTTCAAGGGATATGTAGCAATGGCCGTTTTTCCTTTTATTTTTGCAAGGAAAGAATATAAACCATTGGCAGAAAGAATAATAAACCATGAATCAATTCATCTAAAACAGCAAATAGAGCTTCTTGTCCTACCTTTCTTTTTGTGGTATGGGATAGAATGGGTTGTAAGATTAATTCAATACAAGAGTTTTAAAGAGGCTTACAGAAACATTTCTTTTGAAAGGGAAGCGTACGATAACGAATGGGACGAAGAATATTTGGATGGCATAAGAGAGCCGTTTGAGTTCCTACACTATCTAAGAAAAGAAGACTAACAACAATAAAAGCAAACGAAAAGAATTATGGAATGGAGCAAGTATCAATTGGCTATTTTCGATGCTTACGAGAATACCAATAAAAACATAGTGGTAGAAGCAACTGCGGGGTCTGGCAAGTCAAAAACGCTTACTGAGCTATGCAATCGGACAAAAGAAGGTACAAGTTGTTTGTTTATGGCTTTTAACAAAAGTATTGCAGAAGAGCTAAAAACAAAACTACCTACTACAGTAGAGTGCAACACTTTTCATTCAATGGGACTTCGTACATTAATGAAAAATTTTCGATTCCGAATGCAGCTTGAAGAAAACAAATGCTTTTCTCTTTGTATGGAATTATTTGATTTTAGGAAGAAGGAATACAAAGAGAAAATGCGATATTATTTTGCCTTACAAGAATTGTGGGAAAAGATTAGGCTGTCGCTTTGTGAAATCAACGAAAGAAATGTCTCTGCGCTTTGTATTGAATATGATTTGGATTATGAAAATTCAATGATAAATGATCTGAATAAAATCAATGAAAGATGGAGAAAGGATTGTGCCAAAATACAAGACAACAAATCTTTCAAAATGGACTTTCCAGACATGCTATGGATTCCATATAATTTTGTGGATGAAATGAACTTTCCTAAGTATCAAGTTGTTATGGCAGATGAAGGACAGGATTTATTCACACTTCAAAAGGAAATTTTACAAAGATATATCAAACCAAGAGGAAGGTTTGTTGCTGTAGGGGATTCAAAACAACTTATTTATAATTTCATGGGTTCCGATTTGGATGTATTCAATTCTATAAAAGGAATGCCGAATACAATTTGCCTCCCACTTTCTGTTACTTACAGATGTGCAAAGAAAATTGTCGAAGTAGCGAATGAAGTGTTTCCCGGTACAGAATGTGTTCCCACAGCAAAAGAAGGTGTTGTAAGAAGTGGTGACATCTTTGAAGCCGAAAGCGGGGATTTTGTTCTTTGTAGGAACAACTTTCCTTTAGTTGTCACTTTTATTATGCTATTAGAAAAAGGAAAGAAAGCATCCATCATGGGACGGGATTTTGGAGAAAGTCTTTGCCGGCTTTTAGATGGACAGGAACGCTTGGACGACCTATACCTCCTATTAAACGATAAAGTCTCTAAATTAAAAGGAAAAGGTCTGTCTGAAATCGCTATTGCCAACAACGCTTCTTATGTGGCATTGAAAGAAAAAGTTTCTATCATTGAAATTCTATACAAGCGTTTCCCTGGTTCTTTTTTAGCTTTGAAACAAAAGATCAAAAACATTTTCTCTGACGATAAAACCGGCATCATTCTTTCTACCATACACAAAAGCAAAGGGTTGGAAGCAAAACGGGTTTTCTTTTTAAATCCTGAATTAATTCCTTCCAAGTTTACAAAAACACCTAAAGCCTTGTATGCAGAGGATTGCTTGAAGTTCGTTGCTATTACAAGGGCAAAGGAAGAACTGGTTTATTGCCATATAAATACAGAAGAATCGCCTTTATAAGTAACAAACAAAAGAAAGAAAAACTGACAATTTTACGTATTTTAACTATAAAAGAGCGATTATGTAACAGTATAATGTTACATTTGCAACATCAAAAACTAAGAAGATGAAAAAGAATAAATTTTATATCATTGTTCCTCATGAAAATGGGAATATTTCGCTTTTCAATGCAAGCAAAATAGAAGAGCTGGGATCTTATTTACCTTCTATGGAAGCTGTAAAGACAAACATCGAGCTTCAAATGGCAAAATGGAGAAAGGATCATTCCTACAAACCGCAACCATTAATGTTAGGAGTTCCTTTGGATATATTTTTGAAAGCGAAAGCCATTACAAAAGGCAAATGGAATGAGATACCTTTGAACCAAGGCTGCAATGGCGTACCATCTGTTCTTCTTATCCCTAACAAAAAGGAAGATGGGGAAGAATGACGGAATCACAAAAGATGTCCTTGTTGCTTTAGACAGTGACGCAAGAGCCATGAGATGTGATGAGATATATGAAACCGGGCATCTCACTCTTGCAGTCACATTAAAAAATCATTCAGAATTTGGGAGGGAGCTTGCAGAGTGTATCAAAGACGGTTACAACCATGTAATGAATTTTACTTTGAATACCGGGGACAGTTTCAAAGCAACAGCAGGACTTCTTGTAATGGATATGTGGGGAAACTGGATGTCTTTGTTGTCGGCAGAAGGGATACCGCTTTTCTCCTATGATTTTTCCGCATGGAGAAAGAAAGCCAAAAAGTTTCTGTACATAGAAAAAGCATCTTTCCTTCCCGACCCAGAAATAACCTACAATTTTAAGATGGAATCACCGTCTAAGAATTTCGTTATTATCCCAAGGGGTAGTGAGGGGTGCGATTTTACAAAAGGAATTATTTTACAATCATTAATCTAAAGCATCATGTATTTCGAATCAACTATAAATTACTGGACAGACAATCCGGACGGTTTTAAACCTCCAAAAATACCTATTAAAAGAACTATTCTTGTTAGGGCTTACACCTATACGGAAGTAGAAGCGATCACTACTGATTGGGGAGCGAAAGAAACAAATGAAGACTTTAGGATTTCTCCTATCAAGGAAACAGATATTATTTCTGTAGTAGGGAATGGAGAGAAGTTTTTCAAAGTCGTTTCCTATTACCCGGAGACAACTCCTAAAGGAAAAGTAAAATGCAGAAAGTTGTTTTGATGGCTCGGTCTGATTCCGACACGGAAGCCATAGAAAGAACAAAACTGTATTTTGATTTTCTGTCGGATATTGAAGATCTGGTTATAAAGTCGGTTACATTGACTGAATTAGAAACATACATAGAAATAGATTAATGTCATGAATGTACTTAGCTTGTTTGACGGGATGTCCTGTGGACAGATAGCGTTGAAGGAATTGGGAATTGAACCCGACATATATTATGCAAGTGAGATAGACAAGTTTGCAATAAAACAAACCCAGCTTAACTTTCCTGATACAATCCAATTAGGAGATGTAAGGAATATAAAGGTAGCTGATTTAGAGAAAATAGATTTGATTTTAGGTGGAAGTCCTTGTTACAATTTATCTATGATTAGCAAAAGAGAAGGTCTTTCTACAAAAGAAAACATTGAAGTCCTTTCTTTGGAGCAATATCTTGACCTAAAAAGCAAAGGAGTTGAGTTTACAGGTCAATCTTATCTGTTTTGGGAATTTGTTCGTATTTTGGAAGAAGCAAAGAAGATAAACCCAAATGTCCTGTTCCTGTTGGAAAATGTGGAAATGGGTAAAAGATGGGAGTCAGTATTCGATAAGGCTTTAAATACAAAAGGCGTTCACATAAACTCTGCGTTGGTCTCTGCGCAAAATAGGAAACGTATCTATTGGACAAATATAAACGATGGCAGTATTCCTTTGCCAAAAGACAGAGGTCTTGTCCTAAAGGATGTAATGGAAGAAGTCTTGGAAGACAATCGCTTTCTTTCAGAAAAAGCATTGGCAGGGCTACAACGACATCTTGAAAGAAATAAATCCAATGGAAACGGTTTTGGTGCAGATTGCAGAACAGAAAACCAAAAATCCCAAACATTATGTCTTGGTGGTGCCGGCATATATGATCTTGTTTATCAAAAAGACAGAATAAGAAGGCTTACTCCTGTTGAACGTGCAAGATTGCAAACAATACCGGAATGGTATAAATGGGAATGCAGCGCAACACAACAATGCAGGATGCTTGGAAACGGCTGGACAGTAGATGTAATCGTACATATTTTAAGTCACATGAAAATGAATGAAATAGAATAAAAACAGTTTATATTTTCCATAATAGTTAAGATTCATTTTGGGAAAGTCGGTCTGTGAAGATACGCTTTCCTGTTTTTCACAAGTACAATTTAAAAACAACAAGACATGAGCAGAAAGAAAGAAACAGAGCTTCAAAAACTCATTAGACATATTAATTCCATGGATCGTCCGTTTGAGTTTTTCGATGTATCGAGATGCAATTTATTCTTTAACGGCACACTTAGAAAAACTATTACTTATCTTTACAGAGCAGGATTCATAGAACGGATTGAAAGAGGACGCTACAAACGCCTTAAAACAATCCCGGAGAATATAACTACTGTGGAGTTAGAAAAAATGGCTTACAAACGATAAAAGATATAATAAATAAAATAGTTAAATAGGAAGACATGATAGCTATTTAGGAAGAAGGAAGAAACGAGGGTTGTTTCAATCTTCGGTAGGAAAGCTCATTAATGCTGATGTAAATGGTGCATTGAACATTATGAGAAAAGTAGTTGGTGATTCCTGTGAATCAATTCGTAGGATAATCGATAGAGGGTTATTGTTTAATCCGGTAAGGATTACGAATGTATTTTGTTAATAAGGTACATTCCGAAACTTATAAAGAAATATAATAGGTTTTATTGAATTTAATATTTTTCATAACATGGAATTTTCGACAATTTGCATTGTATTACTGGGAATAATAACGGTTTTCCTATTGGGGACTGTATTTGTTCTTTGGTTGAGAGTTAAGAACTTGAGACACTACTGCATGGCAATAAATTCAAGAATTGATTCTGTAAGACTTAACTATCTCATAGGATTTAGAAATCTCTTGATCCAGCAGGAAAAGTTCGAAGATGTAGAATACATAGACGAACTGATCAAAGACGAATATCCCGACATAAACCTAAAAGAAGTGACGGTAGAAGATATGCTTGATTTATTATAAACTTTTAAAAATCAATTGATTATGGAGATTAAAGTAAAAAGAATAACACCTATTGATTATCCATACACAATAGGAAAGATGTACATTGATGAGACTTATTTTTGTGACACCTTGGAAGATACGGACAGAGGATTGTCCCAAGATATGTCAGAAGAAGAAATAAAATCAAAAAAAGTGTACGGACAAACCGCCATCCCTACTGGTAGATATAAAATTCTTATGAATGTTGTTTCTCCAAAATTCAGTAAAAAACAGTTTTATATGGATGTCTGTAAAGGTAAAGTTCCCAGGTTGGAAGGAGTAAAAGGATTCTCTGGAATTTTATTGCATTGCGCCGCGACAGCCGACAATGTGGAAGGTTGCATAGGCATAGGGTACAACACTATCAAAGGACAGCTTACCAATAGTAAAGAAGCATTTGAAAAGGTGTACAAAAAACTTTTTTCTACTAATGAAGAAATCTGGATCACAATTGAGTAAGAAATATATACCTGTATAATTGTTTATAGTTAATCGAGTTGCAAACCCATTAAAAGAAAGGAGGTGAGAGCATGAAATAGCAAAAATCTATTCTAAATTCCTCTATGAACAAATCTAAGTTTTAATAAAGGAGGATGCCGAAAATCCTTAACAGAGTAGGCGCATTAACAATCTCGTTGTTAGTAAATTACGTTAATTAAGAAAGGGCTTTGAACACAATCTGTAAAAATCGGTTCTTAGCCCTTTCATTTTTAAAACTAATAGTATGCCTTACGAAAAGAAGAATATTGAAACTCCCAAAAAGAAACCTGCAATCATCCCGGTAAAGAATGATGTTCCTGTTTGGGATAGTGCAAAAGTAATCAATCTCCCTATCAATTCCAAACATATAGAATATCATGGGGAAATGTACTTAGGTTAAGAATAAGCCCGGAAAATAGTTTTTGTATTAGGTATGATCGACCGGTCATATTTTGCTTTCAATCTGAACAAGATTTCCCTTTGAAGGGCTGATTCCTGGTTTTTCAGTTTCAATACCGTTCCTCGGTAGTCCGATACAGTCCATTTCCCGTCTTTCTTTTCCAAAAGAGACAAACGCGATCTTATATCCCCATTTACAAACACTTTTATAGATGGGGATATTTTTATTTTCGCGTCCTTTACATTTACCAGATACTTTTTCAGTTCCGGTAGCATTCTTTTCCTTCCGTCACTGCCCGCATCACCTTCCAGATACTTTATAAACTTTTCTATTCCTTTTATCTTCCGGTCTATACTTTCTTCTTTTTCTCCCGACAGGGCTATTTTCAAATTCCGTCTTGTAATAGGTTTTATGATCGTACTTCCCCACAGGAACCCGTTGGAAGGACAAAGCTCATTAAACCTTTCCACTCTTTTTATATAGAGGTTTATCTTTCTTTCCTTGTTCGTCATAGCTCCCTTTCCCTATTTAAGCCGTAAAGCCTTTAATCTGTTCTTTACAGAGGCTTTTCTTTCATCATCTATGTAAGTAGCCTCCTGCACTTCATAAGGCGTCATTTCGTCCAAAAACTTCTGATTTTGCTTTTCCAGTTCTTCCCAATTGGCTGCACGGATCAGATCGCCCGGAAGCATAATCTTTTCCCTACCCAGAATAGTTTTATTGAAACCATTGAAGTCCTTGTAGTAGCTTGTTGCAAGCTGATGTACCAATACAGTAGGGTCAAGACCTGATTTTGCAGCGACGAGACCTATTATAATAGAATTGATGGGAAGTGTACGGAACACACGAGAAACGTTTTCCTGCCCGTGCAAAGTAGCGACAATGTCTATTTTCCCGTCTACAGTCAGCTTTAGCTCATTGCCCTTTACTTCTTTTCTTGCTTGTTCAAGCATGTTTCTTATTTCCCGCTCGAATATAAGTGCCTTTTCTTCCTTTTCTTCCGCCAGATATTTTTGATACCGGTGCTGAAGGTCTATTATGATAGTGTTAATGATCTGTAGGCGTCCAGCTTCTGTTGCTACCTTATATTGATTGGATGAAGCAAGAAATACGGCACGTTTGCTTTCGATTTCCGCTTTCTTTTTGGCGAAGATGGCTTGCAGTTCCTTTTGGGTAAGTTTTATCTTCTTTTCTTCCTTTAGGATTTTCTGGACGTCATCAACGCCGTTCATCTCCCCAAACAGTTTCACGATATAGGACATGATCTCCGGCGTGACGGAAGAAAGCATTTCTTTTCGATAAATGTCGTTGAATACCTCTTTGCACCTCTTTATTTCTTCTATGAGAGGCATAACATACATTTCTTTATGTCGTTGTGCTTTCTTTACGTCCGATTCTTTTCCACCGTGACGAAGGATAAAACCCTTCGCAGAATAGCTTTTTAAGTCGGCCGTGATCTCCTCCCCGTCCTTACCTTCAAAGACAAAGAAACGGTAAGACGATTCAGAAAGTGCCCTTTCTGCCGTTTCCAAAGCGACAAAAGCGTTTTTTAGCTCACTGGAAGCGGTCTGGATCACTTCTGGAGCTTGTTCTATTATTTCCACAAAGTCCTTTTGGGAAATAGCCGGTAAATCTTTATTAGTAAGTTGTTTCCCCTTCTGCATTGTTCAATTCTTCGATTTGAGATTTGAAAAGCTGTGCACTATTATATTCAAAACATTCTGATTTGTCCACATAAGGACATTCGATTTTGTATCTACAGTTATCGCAAACTATAGAAGGTTTGTCTACAGACTTTTGTAACTTCATTTTGACAAAAATTTAATGGTTGTTTTTATTATGTGACAAAACTACACTAAAGAAAGGACAAAAACAAAAGTCCTTACCTATACATCGCGTACCGGTAAGGACAAAATAATAACATAAACTAATTAAACTACTAAATACCAATTGAATAACTAAACTAATAATATAACAAACATAAAATTTTTCTACACATAGCAAAGATATACAAATCTTTTTCTTTGGAAAGGCTAAACACTTTCAAAATATGCAACCTCTTTAAGCTGATACATTTTCAGTCTTTCTCCGTTTTCTATTTTGTAGCCGACATATACCAATTTATAAAGGAACTGATAAAAGTTGCCCGGCAAAAATTTCTTTTTGTTTTTCTTTAGAATATTCTTCACAAAATATCCTTTACAGAAAAAACCTTGTAACTTTTTTGAATCATTCAATAGAAGCACATTCACAATATCTACAGATTTGTTCAAATAGAAGCACGGCACGCCGGCATTGTATTTCCATGTTACAAACTTAACATTGTCTTTTGTGTAATACTTCATTCTATTCTTTCCTTTTTCTTTCCTTATCTGCCTTTTAGAGACAAACAAGGAAAGGAATTTGTTTAACCGGATCATAGCGTTACATGCTTTCGTTTATCTTTTGCAAAACACTTTGCAGCACACTATCACCATTGAAAATTGTTTCTACTACAGTGTCTATACTTCCATTATCATAAGTAAACACTATTTTTCCGGTTTTATTATATAGTTTTATATCCTGTATAGCCTTTAGTTCTTTTGGGCTATCCTGTTTTACTTTAAATATGATACTTTCCAGATCAAGTCCGACCATTTCTACCATATCGTCCGTATAGTCAGAGACATTAAAGTCAAAGTATCTTTCATTCTCTTTATTCTGGACAAAGTTATATGCTTCAAATTCGTTTTTAAACGTCTTTTCTTTTCCGTTCTTAAATAGGTGAAATGTTTGTGCGTTCGGTTGTTCCCAACGATAACCGTCTTTCTCTATGAAGAAAAATACTTTATTTGTGGCGTGTCTCTTTAAGTCTGTCAAAGACTGCTCTAAAAACTCAACAAAAGGAATGTTTGTATTTATATCCTTTTCTGTGCTGACACCTACTTTTGAAATTATTTCTAAGCGTTTCGTGTAAGTGTAAACATGAATTTCATGTATAAGGCTATCGTTGTCTTTAGGGTTAACAAAAACATTATTGTCCTTATCTAAAATAACGTCGAAACCTTTGTTGTTTAAGTATTCTATTATCCCTCCTAAAGAGCACCTAAACGTATTGTAAGCATGAAAAACATTTAAAAATTCAACCTTATTTCCGTTTTTCGATTCAAGTCTACAAATACCTAAATATGACAATACTTTATATTCGCAAAAACTTTTGATACCCTCTTTGTAAGTTTCTTGTAAATATCTTATACTTTCTTGTAGATCGCTTTTAATTGATTCTAACAAACTATTCCCATCAAAGGTAACATATTTCTTCCCATATCCCTTACTATCAATAAACGAAACAAGAAATTGATCCCCCTTTTTCAAATCACTTTTAACGGAAACATAATCTATACAATCGAAAATGAGTGAATTTTTGTACTTAATAGGTTCAAACTCTTTCTTTTTATAAAAACTTGAATAATTACACCTAACAAAAAACTCTTTGTCCACTTCTGATAATTCAAACTCTTTTTCTTTTTCGCTTGTTTCTGTTACGTTTGCGACACTTTCTTTGCTCTCCTGTAAGCTTGCATCATCTTTACTCTCCGGCGTTCCTATAGGCTTAATATTGAGCAATCTTTTAACCGGTATTTCAAACTCATTAATAGAGACAAAGTGCCCTAAACCATCATTATATTGTACAATTGCTTGTATCGGTTTTACTTGGTAAGACGTTGTTGTAAATTCAATTATATCTCCTTCTTGTGGCTCATATGTTTCCGATTCTTTTGTTTCTTCTTTACAAGAAACAGGAGTTAATTTGTCCGGGAAACAATCTGCTTTATCTCTAATTGGATCAAACCACTTTTGTTTATTGCAGTCAATCATAAAACAGTTGTCGCAGTTGTCAGAGACAAAAGAAAGTTTGCAATAATCATATTCTTTTGTAAAATAAATTTCGCCGTTCCAACCATCCAGACAGGAAAGCACCTTATTTGATCTATTAACTGATCTATAAGTAAAATTAGACGGTTCAGACAATTGTACAAACAACTCTCCATATTTATTCTCTGTATCGCTTATTCCTAATTCTGTGATATAATTTACTTTTAGTCGGGCTGATCCTTTTTCTACTTCGAAAGAAACAAATTCCGAAATTTTAGATATAGTTTTTAAGTCCTTCGCAAACTGTTTACCATCTTTAACCGTCAATTTCAATTCCTTGTATAGAATAGGGCAAACACCCTCTATATTTACGTTCTTATTGAAATCATTGTAGCGACATTCAAACATTTCATCTTTATCCGTTACAACTGTTACGATTATTTGTCCTTCTTTGTCGTCACTATTAACAATAATATGACAATCTTTTCCTACTAACTTTTTGAAAATATCAAACGAGATACATATATGTTTACCCCAAACACCGGAAAGGTTGGATATTTTCACATTTCTACTTTTGCATATAAACCTATCAGTGACATATATTTTGCTTAAATGTGTATCTATCAAAATATTGTTATCAAAATAGTAACTTGAATTTTTGGTTTTTGCGGTTAGGAACGTTTTGTCTTTCTTATTAAATGCAATATCAAAAGAGCAAATACAATTATCCTCGCTTTCTTGTATCCGGTTTCCTTCTTTAACAAATTCTAATTTTTCTTTTGAGCCTGACAATTGCTTAAACCTTTCCAGATATTCAAATACTTTAATTATGTCAAAGCTACATTTAAAATTGTCTTTTTCAATAGAGACAATATTATTTGAAACTTTGCACAAGTATAGCACACTGCTTTTTAAAGTAGGATTAATATTTGAATAGTAAGGGCTTTTTGTGTAGTATTTTATCGCTTGCTCTCTTTCTTTGTCTGTCAGTCTTTCCGCTTTCCCTTGCTTTGCTTCTAAGCTCTCACAGCTTTCAATGTAAGTGTAAATGTCTTTCAATGTATATACACCAGGTTTTTCGTTTTTAAAAAGTTCCTGGAAGTATGCTTTTGCGATTTCCAACAATTCTAAAAAAATTTCCATGAATAAAGTATTTGTACTACTATTAGTTGCTTTCATTTTTATTATCTCCTGTTAGTTTAAATTGCTATTATTTAATTACTTATGTTATTGTAAATATTGATTCTTTTTAATTGATTAATAAATAGGTAGGGTTATTATTCCCTACCTTTATCTAGGTTCGTTACCTCTATTCCTTCCGGTAAAGTATTACTGCACACAAGTTCGTTGATTAAATCAGAAGGAATCTTTTTGCAGCAATCTAACCAGTTAAAACAAAGCTCTTTTCTATGATCGTAAAGGGTAACGTTATCCCAACTTATGCCGAAAGAGACAACCGCCTTTTTTACTTCGTAAATTCTTTTTGCTTTTTCTACACTTTTGGCAAACTCTTTTTCAATCTCTGCAAGTTCTTCTAACCGTTTCTTTGATCTTGCAGTTTCTTCACGCACTTGTTTCATTTCTTTTGTCGCGTAACCATGTTTAAACAAATAGGCCATGTCGTTACACTTTTCTGCGTCAAATTGCTTATAAACTTTATCCTTATTTTCAATTTTCAAAGTTAAGCCCGTTTTTGCTTCCATTTCCCGGATAGCTTCTTTTGCTTGCTTTTCCCAAGCATCAGCAACGCCCAAGTGAAAAACAAGGTAGTGAAATAAATCTTTATTGTCTGAAGCGTTACGTAATATTTCGATAGCTTCCAAATTAGAAATATTATACATTTCCGCTATTTGTTCATTTGTTTTGCCTTCATTGATATGAAAGCGAATGTCATCTATAAACATTGGTTGTCCCAAATGATTAAAACCATGTAACCGATTAAATTTTTCAAGTTCCGGTTTAAAATAGGCAATTATATCAGCAATAGCACCACTTATATAAGTGGAAAACCTTCCATTTCTTTTTTTAACCTTAATTTCGCCAGTAAAACTAAAGGTTAAATGTCCGTTTTTGCAATCATCATTTAACCCAATATAGTAGACAAAGGAATAACATTTACCGCCTTCAAAAAGATAATCATATACTTGTGTGTCCTCTTTAAAGAACTTAGAAAATAATCCAGAGAAACCAATACGATTTACAGTTACCTTGTTTTCGTTGTTATTTACTGTAGTTGTCATAGCTTTATTGCGTTTTGTCAAGGTTTGCGCACCTTGTTTAATTAGTTTAGTTAGTTGCTTTATTAATAAGTTAAAATTTGTACTTTGTACCCGTCGTTCCCGGAAAACTGATATATTTCGCTTGTTGCTTCTATATATTCGCTTTCAACTATATCTAAACAGCCTTTCACTTTTCCGTCAAAAGAATAGGTCTTAAGCTCCTCAATAAATTCTGCACAATCACCCTGTAATAGGGTTAATCCACCACCTCCATTGCCCAAAGTTGCTACAACAATAGTATTGTTGTTTTTCAGTTCTGTAGCAATAAATTCAAAAATTTGTTCTTTTGTTCTCATGATCTTTATTTGTTTATGTTATTATTAGTTCTTTTCTTTGATACAAATGTAACACTTTAATGTTACATACCAAAGGTTTTATAGTTAAGAAAGGTTAATTTGATGATTTTTCTTTGTTTTGTTTGTTACTTATAAATGATTTTTCAACCAAAATGTAAAGTAAAACTAAAACAATAGGAACAGATAAGATAACATGCAAAAAATTCTTTTCATCTATAAATAGAATAATAAGAGTGATAACGAAAGAAATAAATACCATTTTCAATGCCTCTAATATTACTTGTATAGCTTTCGTGTTCATAACTTTATTGTTTTATAGTTTATTAAAGTGTATTGTTTACATTTATTTTATAGGACTTTCCAAAGGAAATACCGTGCTTTGTATTATCAATAGGTGTAAAAGTTACATTATTTCCGTTCCTGTCAACTCCATAAATGCCTTTAGCACCTGTTTTACTTTCCCTACAAAAAACTTCAACCCGTCAACTATCCATATGTACACCCTATTCATTGTATTTGCAAATTTGATAATAATTCGATCGCTTTCTCATTTCCTTTGTTTGCTTCTTGCTGCAATTTCTCCAAAGTAGTAAATTTTCTCCCACCATTTACACCAATTTTTCGACATAGAGAAATAAACGTACTGTGTAAAATTTCTTCACCCTTATAAATATACTTTGTTTTCATATCCTTATCGCTTTAAATCGTTAAAAATCAAATGTTTCTCGCAAATTGTTTGCAAGAAAATAAATATCAACGCCTTCAAACACTCTATTATATTTATTTTCTTGCTTTCATAATGCTTGTTAATTTAATTAGTTGTTATTGTTAGTTCTTTATCACATTACAAATGTAACACTTTAATGTTACATACCAAAGGTTTTATAGTTAAGAAAGGTTAATTTGATGATTTTTCTTTGTTTTGTTTGTTACTTATATCAAAATTGAGGCGAAGCGAAAGCGCGCCGGCGCGGGCGGAACCTCAATTTTAAAACAAATAGTTATAACCCAATACCAATAAATAAAACCTTATTTAAAATGAATCTAAATAATCAACTACACAAATAAGTGATTATCAACAAATTGCTCAAAATTCTATGAAAAATAGAAGAAAAGAAGACGAAGAGTATGCCGAAAAACTTATAACGAATAGAAAAAGAAGGAAATCAAAAGGAATGTAAATATGAAAATGTTAGGTAGGTAGGTGTAAAATGTGATTTGCGGGTATATGCGATTATCTTTTGTAAAGGACTTTTGCGTATGTATGTGTTTTGTGTATGTTATGTCTTTAGATTTATGTATGTGAGATTATCCCGCCCTGCCTGCCGTCACCCTACACAAAACACCTTCCCTTCATTCCCTCCATTATCCTACCTCTTCCACTGTTCAAGCGGTGTTCGGAGTGTTTGCGATTGTGTTTGCCGTCTACTTTTCGCTTCTATTCCTATAGTTGTTGATCACCTTCTATATCTGTTTTTATATTCTATACTACCTTATCTCTTTATGGGAGTTATATATCTATTGTTTTTAAAAATGGGTCTATGTCGCTGCAACGCGCCGTGTACGACCCATTTTTGAGAGCTATACTAATACCAAATTATACCTATTTTTAGCCTGTAAAACCTTAAAAATTTCATTTTTGACACTAAAATAGAGTAAATCACTTATTGTATAATTTTTAATCACTCTAAAAAAATCGAGTTTTTGAAGTAAAAATAGATAACTTGCTAAAAATCAATATTTTAAATGAATTAATTTTTCGAGTACGCCCTATAGGCAAAAAGAGTTTGACTTATTGTACTTTTTACAATGAAAATAGGGATATTTTAAGCTGAAACCTTTCAAATTTGACACAAATAACCCTATTTTGATATAATAGGGCATTACCTGTATATACAGGTATCATATATGACTTCGTACGTATTTATACCTTCTTTTGCCCTGGATATATCCTTATATTTGATTTTTCCTATATATATTATATATAATATATATAGGAACTTTCAGTGTATCGTAACTATCCTATACACTTGGATGATGATATATCCTTAGAGTGGTATGTTCCTATAGTTTAAAGTAGCTTCCATTCCCTCAAAACATATGAAGCCAAATAAGACGATTTAAGGCACTTTCTTTTGGTAGGTGGTACATCTATACCATTTTGATAAGAAATTGCCATAAAAACGACAATAGATAGGTTGGGAGGGGTATTTTGTTTATGTAGGGTATCTTTAGGGACTGTTTGAGGACTCTCCATATAAAGCCTGCGTGTCTAACATGACAGTGGACAAAATTCCCAATTACATTCCGTTTGGCAAAAATTTTACAGACATACTTTTATTTATCTATTTAAATTTCAATCAATTATAAATATTATCAAAAAAAAGAAGTATGACAGGGAGGGTATTTATTCTCCTATACAATAGATAACATGTTCGGTTATGCTACCCTCATATATGGAAATTTTGAAAATCTCTTTTATATGAGGCTTCCTTCCTTTTTTCTTTTTAGCCGGTTTTTTTATTGAGAAAGTGGTAGGACATTTCTTTTCTTTCCTATGGGTTTGACTTTCCTGTTTTTCTTTCTTGATATGTACAGAGATATGGATTTGGTTTCCTATTGGCGATTTTTGGTGGGTTGGTCTATCCTATTTTCTTTCGGAAGGGGAATCCTTGCGGATTCTTTCTCCCTTCCGAGGGATAATCGCTTCGCTCAATACATAAAATCTTCCTATTTTGACAAAATGATTTAGAGATAATTGATTTTTCTATCAAAATGATAGCAGGGAAATCGGGTTTTCAAAACTTTTTTCGCTATAAGGGAGTGGACGAAAATTGAAAAATTTAAATTATTGATTTTCAGACTTATGTGATTTTTGATGGGTTTCATTCAGCTTATTTTTCGACTGTTTTTGAATTTTGACTATTTGTAAAGTAAACAAAGGCTATCTCTATTAAAATGATACCAATAAAAGACCAAAAACAGGCTAAAATGTAACGGTTTATTGTTACAAAATAGGGTAAATCTCCTACTACAAATACATCTGGATTGCTATAAATTACACCTAAATGAATGGAATTTTGCCTTCTGGAAGGGTAGTTTCTCTTATTTAACCTTCTGTAACTATTTTCCTACTAAAATGTAACTGTTTACTTTTACTTTTTCAGATTGGTTTTAACAATTTAGGTAAAATGAGACAAGAAAATGGTGATTGGACTTATTGTATATTTTTCAATAAGGTGAAAAAGTGCAGTTTTGGATAGTTTTTGAGTTAAACAATTAAATATCAATAATTTATGAATTTTGAATTTCCGACTTCCCTTATAGGCGAAAATGAATTTACTTATTGTATATTTTTGACTCAAAATAGAGTGATTTTAATGTCTAAAACATGGATTTTTGATTTTAACATTTGGGTAGGAGAGAGGGAGAGAGTATTTATAAGTAACAAACTTTTTATGGATTTGTCACAATATAATATGTCAAACAGTATTTTCAGACTAAAATGTAACATTATATTGCGACAAATCGGGTGATTTTTTAATTTTCATTTTGAGATATATTCTTTCAGGAACTTGTTCACGAGATACACTTGTCCTTTGCCGGTTACAAGAGGTGTGCTTACCGTAATCAGATCACCGTTCGGTTTTGTAATCGTTCTTTTCTTGATTTCGAACATTCCTGCTTCATATACCTTATGTACATCAGGGTCATTCTTGTCTTCGTTTCCATATCATTCTCTTATTACTAAGAACACAGTTCCCACTAATTTACCATATTTCTCTACAGTATTTATTATACTGGACATATCTCCGTCAATAGCATTAACCAAAGTAAAAGCTACCACTATCTTTTTATACATCTCGTTAGAAACAAGGTAAACCTTATCATTAACCATTATATGTTTCATGACATTAATCCTTTTCTCTTATAGCTGCTATGATAATAATTTCAATAACAAGAACGATCATACCAACCCAAAAATGAAATTCAAATCCAATTGCAAATAGCGATACGAATAACAACGCAATCCCGCATCTTCCCAAAAATTTATTCAAATTTGTCATAGCTTTTCTTCGTATTGTTTGTGATGAACTTTTTCTCTATCCGTATAGTAATCTCTTTCGATCAAATCCATAAGTTCCGACATGCTTTCAGAATTATCGTCAGAAGATTTACCTTTAAAGAAATATCGCATATATTCTGCAAGCTCTTTTGCAGCTTCATGAAATACTTTTTCTTTAGCTTTCCATTCATCAGTAGGAACAAATCCTCTTTCTTTGAAATGAAGCAAATACAAGTCCAGATAATACACGGATAAATCTGCCATGTTAAGAGAAAGATTGAGTGTCTTTGCTGCCCAAGAAACAAGTGATTTTTCCAAATTTTGTTCTTGGTAATAGAACTTGTCTTTGGATTTTAAGTAATCCAGTTCTTCTTGCAAACGTATTCTTTTTTGGTTCAGAAAAGAAATTTTTGCCCAATTTCTTGTACTTCTTGCTTTACTGATTTCTCTTTGAACTTCCCTTAATTCAATAGAGACTTCTGTTTTTGTTTTATCTTTCGTTTCCATGTTTTGTTGTTTTTGAGATTATTCTACATCAAAAGTTGATCCAATACCAGTAACTCTGCATTCATAGGTGATTATATACCAGTTTACACCAGTACATTTTGACGCTTCACAGCTCCGGCTACTGCCGACAACTCCACATCCTCTTCCCGGTTCACCACCGGTGTTTTGTTAATATTTTCTTGGCTTAGAAGATTCTGTTTTTCTAAGCCGAACTTTTTGATATTATTAGCTGCAAGTAAATCACGATCGTTGACGGCACCACATTCAGGACAAGTCCAAACACGATCCGATAACTTAAGATCACGATGTATATATTCACATCCGCACATCTTAGAACTCGGCTCGAATCTTCCTATTCTAATAAGATTTACTCCGTTCCATTCTGCTTTATATTGTAGCATTCTAAAAAATTCATTCCAAGCAACAGAAGAAATACCTTTTGCAAGACAATGATTTTTCAACATTCCTTCTACATTCAAATCTTCAATAATAACAGTTTGGTTCTCACTTATTATTCTTTTAGAAACTTTATGCAGAAAATCTTGTCTACGGTTTTTTATTCTTTCATGACAGATAGCAACAGTCAATTTTGCCTTTTTGTATCTGTTACTCCCTTTCTTTTTTCTTGAAAGCCTTCTTTGCAAACAAGCTAATCTTTTAGAAAATTTTTCAAGATATTTTGGATTTTGAAAAACTTGTCCATTTGATAAAACAGCAAAATCTTTTAGACCAACATCTATTCCGACAGAAGTCGAAGGCACAATAGGATTCTTTTCGGGTAAAGAATTTCCATCTTCTACTAATACACTTACATAATATTTACCAGTAGAAGATTTTGAAACTATTATTGTTCCTATTTTCCCTTCAAAAGAACGGTTTTTGTAAAACTTTACCCAGCCTAAAATCGGAATTTTGATTTTATTGTTTTCAAAATCAATCTTAACAGAGTTGATATTTTTAAAAGTTGACTTGTCACGATGCTTAGATTTGAATTTTGGTAGGATTCAATCTATATTTGAACGATTTAATCATAGTGCAAACATACAAAATTAAAGTAAAATGGATTCTATTTACTTTATGCTTTAAAACATAATTATGAAAACTGGTATATAGTTACCATTATTCTTTAGGATCGTCTTTTGTTCCTATCAAATGTTCGTTTCCTTCAAAAGGAATACATTCATCCCACATACCAGAAGAAGTAAAATATTTGCCTTCTTTTGAAGTATGAGAAAACAAACAACAATGCCAAGTATCAAATATCCCTTTCTCAGAATCTTTTGCAAGCACTTTTTGAAAAGGCTGGAATTTTGGTGTTTCCTGAACCTTTACCGCAACATATAAAGGTATTGAAATTACATGACAAACAGAAATAGGTTTCTTTGCAGAATTGAAAATAAAAGGATTGTTAGTTGCAATAGAATTTTTAGTTATATCCAAAGGTTTCAATTCGTATTTTCCCAGTTCAAACATCCATTCATAAAATACATAGGGAATATCGTTTAAATAGATACCCTTGACTTCTACTTCATCAATAACAAAACATTTTCCACAAAGTTCACTTAATACCTTTGTGAATGAGCAACTGTAACCTGTTACCTTTACATCCCCATTTTCATCTTTGTTCTTGTTGTACCAATCAAGACTTTTGATCCGCACAATGTCGCCTTTTTTAAATTTTGTTTCCATACTTTTCGTTTTTATTTTGTTTGTTACTATCAATAAATCAATCCTTCTTCTCATCGCCAAATAAGTCTTTTGGAGAAACATCAAGAATATCAGCTATTTCTTTTAACCGATTCATGGTAGGATTTCCATTCAGACATCTATAAAGAGATTGTCTTGTTACTCCCAATTTTTTTGACATCTGGGTCACAGAAATACCTTTTTCTTGCATGATCTCTTTGATTTTCAATCCATTTTTTTGCATTAAGTTTAAAATCGTTTTTCTTTATTCTGCCACAAATGTAACACTTTAATGTTACATGACAAAATATAATGTTACATTTTTGTCGAAATTCAGTCAAAAACCTTTAGTGTCAAAATAACACTAACAAGAATGACTGCGATAGGAACAATGATTATCTCATTGTCGGGTACACATACCTTTGCTAAACCATCTGTTACAAGATACGTCATTACCGACTTAATCAATCTGCTTTCTGTTCGTCTATCTTTTCTCATGTTGGTGCAAAGATATATGTAACGGTATAATGTTACAACACTATTAACATTTGTTAAAGTATTTGTTTTTGAATAGGAGAGGACTTATTTTTGAAAATAAAAAGAATATAGTTATGGCTACATATCAAGAAAGATTGGAAGCAGCTAAAGTAAAACTGCAAAAAATTTACCCGGACGCAACAATAGAACAGACTATTGATGATAACGGAAACGCTATCTGGAGAACAAATGTACCGGGAGTGAAAATCATCGAAAGCATGAATGTAAATGCTTTGGAAATCGTAGTAGAAAATCTTCGACAGGCTTATAGAGCTAAGTTGGGAGTGAAAAGAAACTGATAATAGATGAATTGAATGAAGTAATTATATCATTGGCGATAAACAGTAATTGAAAGGGATGCTTGCGAAAGTGTCCCTTTTCCTTTATCTTTGAAGCGGTTAATTAACTCAAAATAAATCACATCATGAACAAAATTTTATTGACATTGGCTTTTATGTTCTCCTATGTCGCCTGTATTTTTGCACAAGGGGAACTTCCAGAAGAAACAGTAGATTACACTGCAAATTTCGCTACTTTTGCAGGAGTAGTGGGTGTTACAGCAGTCGTAACCGAATTTATCAAGAAACTTTTCAAAGTAGAACCTTCCGAATGGGTACAACGGATCATCTCTTGGGTGATCGGTATCGGACTTGGAATGTTTGCCTGGGGATTCAATCTTGGAATGTTTGAAGGTCTGGATTGGTGGCAAGCACTCTTATGGGGATTCGGAGCAGGATTGGCATCGAACGGATTTTTCGATACCGGGCTTATTGAATGGCTGTTTGGATTGTTTACCAAGAAAAAGAAATAATTATCTTCATCACACTTTTGTTTTTATTGGTTCAGGCGGGGCGAAAGTTCCGCCTTTATTATACATTAATATATACAGCTATGACAATAGACGAAAAATATACAAAACTGAAAAGCATTTTCTTTAAAGATTTTGTAGTAGTGGCAGAGAACTACAATTGCCGGGGAACTAATATCCCAGCAAGTAAAGTGACAAAGAGTAACACAACAGGGCTGAAAATCTTATATTGGGGAGACGGGACGATCAATATGGCGGAATACCTACATTATTTGTATATAGAAGCTGTGCTGGGGGATAAATCTTGTGTAGATAAAATTTACTGGTGTCTTAAATCAATAGAAAGACTTTCTTTGAGTGTCTATGAGGATGAAAAGATGAAGAATCCAAAAGTATATTTTAAATACGAGCCTGGATTCTTCCTTAGAGACGACATATCGGTAAATTCAAAAGACCTTTTTAATGCTTACAAAATAGAAAGCGGTTACTCGAACGGTATCGAACTTGAAAATGAAGACCCCTGCTTTTCTCCTTTTGTATCACAAGACCAAATTTGGAACTTACTTCCATCTCTTACATTAATAGCGGAGGGGATGGAAGATCACAAAACAGGCATTTTAGCAAAAGAAATACTGAAAAACATCCTTTCCTATGTTTCTGATCACGGACATACCATTTACAATCCCTATTTCAGTGCATTGAAACATTTTTGGACATACCTTCCTTCTATGAACACAGAAAAAGTAAAACCATGGGATAGGGTGTATGATAGGAACATTCATTTGAAATACACTGTAAAAGTAAAAAGAGGTGCGAACAATTGGTATTTTGCTTACGGATTCAGAAAAACCCTCAAAAAGTTTGTACCGGAAGCGAAATTGAACGGATTTATGACCTTTTTGTACGGTGTCTGGTACATTCCTTTCATTTTCCTTGCTGATAGGGTGTATTCCCCTATCGTGACACGGTTTGGAGTAAAAAGAAAGGACAATTCCTATTACTGTATGTCATCTGCGGGTGATGTTTGGTATGCCGGTAGGAAAAATTATCTCAAAAGAGTGTGCAAAAAGTTTAATGAGGATAAAGAATATGCTTTTCCTGCACTTGCAGAGTGTCTAAAACAGGAAAAATGGCAATATATTGACATAAAAGCATTGGAAAAATGGCTGAATGACTATGAATTTGACAAAAATTCGTTGGAATCACCCGTCAAATTCCTAACTTTGTCATGTTACTTGAAGTTGATCCAATCGCTTGCTTAGACAATCAATTCTTTCATGTTTTCTCCCGTTCTTCTTTATTGAGGGACGGGAGTTTTTGTTTCCATTAACGAGAGTGTAACACTAAAATGTTACATTTTAAAGTAATTTAACTCCATAGACTGCATTTTGTACAAAAACGATATTACTTTTGCAGCACAATCAAGTAACAACAATAAAAATAACAATCATGAAACCTTTCAATTTAGAAGAAGCAAAAGTAGGCAAACCCGTCTGCACAAGAAATGGTAGGAGAGTGGAAATCATTTCTTTTGAAAATCCGAGCAACAACAACTATCCTATTTTGGCAAAAGTATTTTTCGGTAAAGATGATTATGAAGAATTTACCTTTACAGAAAGTGGAACGTTTTTCGTTGCTGGTAAAGAATCTGAAGCAGATTTAATGATGACAGAAGATGAAACGGAAATAGAAATCCCTTCACTCTGGACACAATCTTGTACAGAAGAAAACACAAAGATCAATTATACAATCAAAAACTAATAGAAGATATGGAAGTAAAGATGACGGAAAGACAAGCGTTGCTTTATGAAGCGAGAAAGAAAAAGCTGTTTAGGGCTTTTATTATGACCTGTATGTGGGGAGGGTTTGGGCTTTATTACACTGGTAAACCTATTATCGCATCCATCCTGACCATTTGTACCCTGTACAACATTTTAGGCGCTGTAGTGACCTTATTTAAGGTCGATTTGGTGAACTGTGTTGAACACCTACTTTGGTTTACCGGATTTTGGATTTTCTCAATCCTGATAGCGGTTCCTTTGGCAGAGGATACAAACAACAACATCAAACGTGAAATCATTAAAAACAACAAAATAGCATGAAAAAAGTAATTTTTATTAGTGTATTACTTACACTTATTTCGATGTGTGGATGTAAACAGGAAGCCTCTAAAGAATCAGAAATTTCTAAAGAGCAAGAAACTCCCAAAGAATTGAACACCTATCAACTCATGGATATCCAATTTAAAATATTGGATGCTTCTTCTAAAGATTTTTTAATTGAAGAAGCCGATAAACTCATCCCAAAAGAATGTTACGGCGAAAGAATTGCTTTGGATTCTGATGAAAAATCCGTAGAATATAAACTCAATACCGGTTGTCAGATAAATGTGAATGAGGTTTTTGACGAAAAATTAGGCGTAGTTCCTTCTATAAGCCTCAAAACAAAGTTCGATATTTACGATATGAAAGATATGAAAACCTTTATGGACGGAATTCTGGATTATCTGAAAGAGAAGAAAGGATTAAAGAAAGAAGGGATGGTCGAAGATATAGACAAACCAGATTACAAGACTGTTGCTTTCTTTTGGGACGGTGGATTTAGTGTAGTTGAATTGAAACAAAACGGAACGATTGGGCTTGATCTCATTTTTACCAACTATTACGACATGAACAAACAGAAAAAGAAATAGGAATATGGAAAGGACAGTAAAATATTTTATAAACAAAAGAAGAAGGCTTTTGTACTTATATTACGAATGGGATGGAGATGTAATGAAAGCGTTCTTGTCAAACTTCTTTCTGCGAAGTATGGATGTAGAAGTCATTCCCAAAGAACAAAACAGATCAAATGAAGAATTATTGATGGTAGGCTTTGCTCCAGGAAAGAGATTCCTATTAAGAATAGGTGATGGCATTTTACGTAACCCAAGTTGGAGTGCTGCCAGACGAATGAGAAGAGAATATGGCAGGGATCAAAATCCTTTTCCCGGTCTTGTGGAAGTAACAGATGAAGAAAAGATACGATACATAGAAGAACAAAAAGAAAAAGGAATTATAAAATTCGATGAATCTTTTGTGAAATCTTTACTACCTTTGGACAAAAGAGTAGAAAACGAAAATGTTCAGGACAAAAACAAGTAAAAGATTTCAAACTGACGGGTAGGAACTATTGTGAAATACCTTCCTACCCAAATCTTCAAAAGCTGACATAGTGTGTTAAAATCATAATCTTCACCAAAGCCTCAACAGTTTCTTCAAATTCTTATTTTTACTATTCGATGGGTGGGTAGCAGTCATTTGATTCGCTACCCATTTTCTTTATCTCAACTACTCTTTTTCTAATAATCTCCACACCTCATTTCAAGACCCCACACCCCCTACGGGGGCTCTTTGTCGATTTAGAAAATCTCTTCATTTTCACTCGTTTACACTACGTTCAATGCCGGATTTTCCCGACATAATTAACATGATTATATATATACATACTTTTAAAAAAGTAGTATATAATAATCCTTGGAAAATCGAAAATTCGGGAATAGGAGTATTCCCTCATTATTTCGAATTTTCCGATTTACTGGACAAATCTCTCTTTTAGTAGGGATACTCCTATTAAAGAAAAAAGGGAAAGGAAAACACGCGCATACGCGCTTGAATGGGAAAATCGGAAAACAAGACTTAGGGATGGAGGGTGGGAAGGAAACCCTACGGGCGCGCGCGAGACGGGTGCTGTGGCGATGCGCCCTGTGGTGCTTTTTCGCGCCGTTCTTTGTTTTTGTCGGTTTTTTGTTGTACCTTTGTGGCAAAAGCGATATATTTTTATACTCTATAAATGAAACGGGAAACTACGTTGTGAAACGTAGTTTTTTTTATGTTAGTTTGCTTGTTATTGTTTTTTTTTCTTTCTTTGTACTGTGAGAATTAAAACGATTTGATAACAACCATTAAAAATTCCATTTATGGACAATAAAAATATAGCAGCCTTTTTGATTCGTTCTGATTTAGAACGGCAGTTACTACTAAATGAGAGTGAAGGTAAATTTTCGGGCAGAAGAAGGTTTACCAAAAAAGGAAAAGAGGTCACTCCTAAGAGAAAAACCAAAGGTATTACTTCAAAGATTTTTTATTCAAAAAAATCTCTTTTGTCTTTTCTAAAAGATGCAATAGGATGTGAATCTGAAAATCAAGCATTGACGATATTTAATAAGTATGCTGGTGGCATGAAGATTGAACATAAGGTGGAAAAAATTTTTGATCCTTCTTGCGGAAAAACAAAAATCGTTTCAACTTATCGTTTCGTGATAAAAGACAAATCCTTCTATTCTAAAGATATGAATTTGATCCCTGCTTGTCTTTTACGTCCCTTTAAGGCATTTAAAGATACTCAAAGATTTAATAATCGAGAATTAAGACTTGGTTTTAATGAACGTGTTCTTTTGGTCTATCTTGAACTAAAAAGAAGAACCATTTATCATGTGTGGCTGTCCGAAAAGAAAAACGACCCTTCTCTCAAATGGGAACCTTCTTTATTTTTTAGTCAAAAGACTATTGCACGGGAACTTGGTTGGACGATAGATCAAGTCAGATATAGTATGAAAAAACTGAAACCCTATTTTGGAAGGGATTTCTTTAGAGAGCCCACAAAAAAAGAATTAGATTCCCGTAAAATAAAAGGTTGTTGGAATTTTCAGATTAACCTTCCTCCTATGCGTAAATGGAACGCTATTGTTGCTAAGAAAATTGTTATGTACACAAAAAACGTAGGGGATTCTGCTCTAAAAAAGCGTTTTCCTCTTGAAGCCTATCGTTATCTTGTTTATGCTCAACGTAGGACAAAATGGTATGATTGCTATGCAGAAAATTTTATGAATAACAGCAATAAAGAATATGAGCGATTATGTAGTCTTGCGAGTACAATAAGGTCTTATTTACAGGAAAAGAAGGAAGTTACTGCCGACTTTTTAAAATCTCTTATATTTGATAAACGTCCGCTTACTTACAGAAAGCGTGTACCACAACCTATTGTCAAGGAATATTATCGAAAACTATATAAAGCTGCGTAAATTATGATGGTTTATGATGCGGATGGTGTAAAAATATTTATCGGGGAAGATGACGATGAATTGAATAGAATGGTTGAACCTTGTTCTTCCATTAAGAAGGGATGTAATAAAAAGGATGTCGCTAAGCGGAGAAAGAAAAATAAGAACAAGAAAACCCATAGATAGCATGGAAAAGAAAGCATTATCTATCAAAGATAGAAACAATCTATCGGAAGAAGAAAAGAAAGCAGTATTGGCTTTCTATAACGTTTCAGAAGAAGAAAAGAAAGCGATTATAGAGAGTTATAACGGCAATCCAGAAGGATACAAGGCTTCTATTGAGAAGATGTCGAAAAAGGAACGTGAGGTATCCCTACTGATAGCTTCTGCATGTGGGATAGATATTAAGGATATTTGATATGTATGGTATAGAAGAAAAGATAAAACAATATGGCTTTTCGGAAGATTTGTCTAATAAAGTTAGACATTCCGTTTCTGTATTAAGAAAGAGTGAAGAATTTGCTTTGAGATTTTATGATAAAGGCTTTTACCTTGCTTTTAGCGGTGGTAAAGATTCACAAGCATTGTATCATGTAGCAAAGTTGGCTGGGGTAAAATTTGAAGCTCGCATGAATATGACTACCGTTGATCCGGCTTCTGTAGTTTCTTTTGTAAAAAGAGAATACCCGGATGTTATAAGACATGTACCGGAAATGAATTTCTTTGATCTTATCTTAAAGAAAAAGAAATTACCTTCAAGAACGTATAGATTTTGCTGTGATGTTTTAAAAGAAAGGGGAGGTGGCGGTACAGTTACTTTAGTTGGTATAAGAGCAGAAGAATCTGTTAGACGTGCAAAAAGAGAAGAAATAGGAACAAGTAAGCGTAAATACAACCTTTCTTTCGATCAGTGGGATGAGCATAAGGAGCAAATGGTATCTTGTGTGGGTGGAAAAGATAAAGTCATTATTTCACCTATTTTGTCATGGACGGAAGACAATGTTTGGGAGTTCTTAAATAAAATGGGAATAAAACATTGTGATTTGTATGATAAGGGAGAAAAAAGAATAGGTTGTATTCTATGCCCTATGTCTAATGTAAGAGAAATGCTTACTTATCCATTTAAATATCCACATCAAACAAAGCGTTTGCTTGAAGTTATTGAGATATTATATAAAGAAGGGTCGTTCTTTAATAAGTATAAGGAGTTTACGCCAAAATTGATATTGGCTTGGTATTTATCCAAAAGAACTGTTGAAGATTTTAAAGGATTGATTTTAAGAATACAGAAAGGAACTTTTAAACCAGATGAAGAGAATAAAGAGCTATGGGACAAGTTTATAGATTATTTTGATTTGAAAAACATTAATTTGTAACAATATTTAACATCAAAAATTGCAATTATTGAATACAAAAGTTGTATGTTTGCAGTCGAGATGAGATAGCTTAAAAAGTTGAAGTTTGGGAAGTGATTCGCGATAGCTTCCCTTCTTCTTTTTGAAGGCTATGTGAGGTTGATGGGAAATGACTTTAGGGTGTTTCCCAAATTAAGGAAGTGTTAGATCGAATGTCTCTAATGATAAACGAACCGAGTCAGGAAATGCCGGCTCCCCTATAAGAATCGTTCCTAACGAATAAGTCCCGAAGTAGGGCAAATGGCGGCTTGTAGGATGTCGTGAGATAATGGTTTCTCGTGAGAAAGGCTTCTTTTGAAGTAACATTGTCCTGCGGGCAGAGTGGCGAGACAAATTCACTTCCTACTTTAAAGGCTTTGCCGTTACCTTTGATCCCTGTGCGGAGGGAGATCGGCACTTGTAAGCGATACAAGTACGGTTGCCGCACCAACATAGAAAGTATCGCTTACAAGTTTTTCTTTATAAAACACTCTTTTATAGGAAAAAAGTTTTACTTTTGTATGTGTTGAATTATAAACAATTACATCCATGAGTGTACAAGAATTTCCTATAAACGAATTTTTAAGCCTTGCAGAAAAGAACAACTGGGAGGTTTATACGTTGGAACAAGTGAAAAACTTTGCTTCTGACGTTGTAAAAAGCATTGATCCTACCGAACGGGAACACGGGGCTATTGATTTTGTGTCCCTGAATCGTGTTGTTGTGGTTGACGAAAACTTCAACAAATCTGTTGTATATTATAGAGAGCCGCAGATTGAGTGGAAAGATGCCGATCAAGAAACAATTGAAAAAGCCGGAGCAACCGGACTTCCTGTAAAAAACAAAATAGGTTTCTATAAAGATACTCTTGAGAACAGAAGAAAAGGAATTGTGGGTATGCCTTACAAAAAAGATTCTGACTACAAGAAAAAGAAGGAGGAATCGGAATCCGACAAAAAAGACTGATTAGAGGATTGATGATGGAGAACAGAAGATTATATCATTTCAAATCTTATTTAGGTAGCTTCTGCTATCCTATACTGATCGCTTTACCTTTATCTCCTATTGTGGACTGGATAGAAAAATACATATTCAAAGATTGGGAGTTTTTGAAATTCCTTGTTGTCCTTATTATTGTGGACACTCTTATTAGTTGGGTATTCCATTTGAAGCAAAAAGACTTTTCATCGAAAGGTTTTGGAATGATCCTGACTAAAATTTTTGTATATGGGTGTTTGCTTATTGTAGCTCATGTTTTGGGGGAATATACTATAGATGGGCATACAACCACTACTTTTACATGGTTTCGATCTCTTATGAGCACAGCATTAATAGTAAGGGAATCTATCTCTATAGTGGAAAATTCAGGTAAGATAAACCCTAACCTTGTTCCTGTGTGGGTGAGAAAATATTTAAGGGAATTTGACGAAAATGGATTTTTAAGAAAGCCCGGAGAAAAAACGGGTGATTCCGAAAAAGATACAATCTAAATTTTTATACAAATGAGACTATACAGATTTACTAATACAGATAAGAAGATTGACGTAGTGGTCGTTACGGATGGCTCTTGTGAACAAAAAAGAGTATTTATCACAGAATCACCTCGTGGCGTTGTAACTCCGGGTTCTACTAATGCTACAGAAGATGAAAAAAAGGGAAGTGATGCTTTTCTTGCTTTGGGCTGGAAATGGAAAGTCGGTGAAAGCGTACAACATGAAGAGTTGGTAGAATTTGCTGAAAATAATGCTCTTACATTGATGATTGAACCGCAGGGGTTGAATGAAATTGTTTCTGTAAAGGCTTCTTGGAATAGTAGCAATATTTGTATCTTGGAAATTGCTACGACTGTTCCGGCAGAAAAGGAAGTGGAGATTTATTTTCCCGATACAGTAACATTAAAGGATTCTGTAGGACGTTACAGAACAATCCGGGGAGACAAGAAAACTCTTGTTTCGAAAGTAAACGGTCGTACACCTATGGAATTTTCTTTGGCTGATCTTGGTTTGTCTAAAAAGGAAGATTTGAATCTTGTTGTTATGTCTGACGATGGCGTTCAGAAGTTCGAAGTAGTGGCTCATTAATTTTAGAAGCTATGTTAAGACTTCTTTTTACAACAAAGGATTTAAGCAAGCAAATGACTGTCATAACTGATGGTATTGACAGTCAGATGAATGTCTTTGTGACTGAAAATACGGTAGGTGATATCGAGTATTATAAATCTCTTGGTATTGTAATTGATGCCGGTGTCACCTATAATATTGGTAAGTTCAAAGAATGGTGTCTTGCTAATGGATTGGGTCTTATTGGCTATCCCGAAGGACTGGAAGAAGAAAAAATAGTTTATGTGAATGTTCTCGACAGGACAGAATACACGTTTGCATTGCAGACAAAATCACTTTCTTTTGTCAATACGGGAGAAAGCAAGAATTTTGTCGTTACTTCCAGCAAACAGGAATATCGTGAGGGTGCGCCTTATGGAAAACCTATAGCCGTTGCCATTCAGATTAAAGTTTCCGGTACAGGGTTTTCCAAAGGAACAACGGAATATTCTGTTGTGGCGGCAGCCAATACCGGTGCAGTGAGAGAAGGGTCGGCAGTTGTAAAACAATCGGAAGGAACAAAGCAAATAACAATTACGTTGTCACAGGCAGCAGGCACTTCCGCTTAATTTTTTATTGACGTGAGTAGGAAAAGAGACAAAAATAAAAATCAAGGAAAGTCAGACCTGTTAAAGGGTCTGACCAGCCTTTCTTTGGAAGATATTGTAGGATTGCAAAAAACTCTTCCTACTGTACTTCAATCTAAATTACAACAGATGTCCCGGTCTGACAACTTGGGGGATTTGGTGAAAGCTAATCTTTACATGGGGAACATCAACCAAAGACAGGACGATGTAAAGGCTGTGTTCTTCAACCCGGACGAAGCAAGCGATACGGGAAGGGGTTACAAAGACCCTAACTTTTACGGTTCTATGCCGTTTGAGGTACTTCGGAGAATGGGGGACATCTTTGTTGTTCGGGCTGTTGTCAATACCCGTGTCGAACAGGTTCAGAACTTTCTCCATTTCAGTACGGATGAACAAAAAGAAGGGTATACTATTAGAAGGAAAAGAAATCCTTTTGAAAAGGTAAGCGTAGAACGTTCAAGAGAAGATCAGATTAAAATTAGCTATATCAGAAAGTTTTTGGAAGAAGGTGGTTTTCACGACAAATGGGAATCGTTTGATACATTCCAAGATTTTGGGAGAAAAGTTGTGTTTGATAGCCTTACTCTTGATCAACTTGCTTTTGAAATAGTAAGGGATAGATCATGGAATTTGGCTCGTTATCGTGCTGTAGACGCTTCTTTGATACGTTTTCTTGATAGTATCGATCCGAAGTTCCGGGAAGAATTTGAGCAGTATCGGTTCAAAGGCTATTTACCAAAATATTGTATGTGCTGGCAAGGTCAGATTATGCAGCATCCTGTTACGCATGAAAGTGTTATCTTTTACCCTTGGGAGCTTGGTATCGGTATCCGAAACAAATCGACCAACATCTATAAAAACGGGTATGGAACATCTGAACTGGAAACATTGTCCAGCGTTATGACATGGATTTTGTGGGGATTTGAATATAATGGTTCATATTTTTCTAAGGGGTCTAACCCTAAAGGAATTATCAATGTTAAGAATCCAAACATATCACAGGCTTCTTTGAGCGAATTTAGGCAGGCATGGCAACAGACAATGGTGGGGGTTCAAAATTCACATAGAACGCCGATTATAAACGGTTTAGACCTTCAATGGGTTGATCTGTCTAAAAACACCAACCGGGATATGGAGTTTAGCGAGTGGGTAAAATTCCTACTTGTTATGACTTGTGCGGTTTATCGTATTGATCCGTCAGAGCTTGGCTTCCAATTCAAAGATCAAACAAATATCTTTGGACAAGCTGGACAAAAGGAACGTTTGCAGCATTCAAAAGATAAAGGCTTGAAACCTATTCTTGTGTTCTTACAAGAAGTAATTAATTACTATCTTGTATCAGAACTGGACGAAGATTTTGAATTTGTCTTTACGGGTGTGGATGCGGAAGATGAAGGAAGGCAGGTTGAGATTGATGCTAAGAAAATTCAAAACGGTATGGTTTGTCTGGAAGATATTTTTGAAAAATACTCTGGACGTAAATTCAATCCAGAAACCGATACCATCTTGAATCAATCCTACCAGCTTCAAAAACAATATCAGATGCAGCAAGCTATGTACGGAGGTGATGCGATGAACGAAGAAGTGGATCGACAAATTGCGTCAGAAGACAAAGAAGATACACAGAAATCGTTCGATTCCAACCCTATCATGAGTGCTGCAATGTCTTACATTGAAAAGAACTGGGGAGAGAAGTAATTTATGAATGTGAGATATGTCAAAAATATCAAGGTCGAAAAGATGCCTTTAGTGTCAAATGTACACCATCATGTTGACCCTATGCGTTATCCAAAAGTACAGGAAGGATATGAAGGAATGGCACAAGTTATTTTTTCGACACAGATAAATAATATGTTGATGGATTTGACAAAGAAAATGGTGGAACAAAAATCGAAGTAGGATGCTATTCACACCGGAAGAAATACAGCAGTTGTTTTTCATTGTCGATTATCGTATTGCTCGTGTAATTGCCGATGTGCTGGGTAAGGAATATCTTTCCCAAGAAGACATAGATATGCTGAAAAGATTTGACTTTGATTTAAAGACAGAAGTTCTGAAAATACCACCTTATTGGCAAGCATTCATATTTGGACGTTTGGCGGCAATTCTTACTCCTGCGCAATTATCCTCTCTTAACTTCAACGATCTTCAACAATATGTTGAAAAAGAACAATACTCGGAACTCACTTCAAGAGAAAAGGCAGAATATAATGCTGCGGCTATGCGTTCTTATTCTTATATAAAAGGAATGGGGACACGTATAAAAGATTCTCTTTCTTCTATTATTTCAGAAGAAGAAATGAAAATAGCAGTGGCAGAACGAGAAAGGGAAGTGGAAACAGCTATTAGAGAAGAATTGACGGAAGGCGTTTTGAAAAGGAAATCCGTACAATCTATTGTTAGTTCATTGGGGCATAGGCTGGATGAATGGAATAGGGATTGGGGGCGTATTGTTGCCACTGAAATGGAGAACATCTTTCAGATAGGGATAGCGCAGACGATCATGAAAGAGCACGGTATCCATGCAAAAGTATATAAGGAAGTGTTTTCCGGTGCTTGCCGGATGTGCCTTAATGCTTATACAACTGCTGGCGCAGGCTCTAAACCTATTATTTTTGATTTGTCTGAATTGATCGCTAACGGAACTAATATAGGTAAAAAGTCAAAAGACTGGAAGCCCGTTTTAACAAATATTCACCCTTTTTGCAGGTGTATGTTAAGACATGTTCCAGATGGATATGAATGGGATGACAAAACACAGTCATTTGAACCTAAAAAAGTAGATGAAAGTAAGCGGGTTCAGAGAAAATCAAAGGTAAAAATAACTGTAGGTACAAAATATTTCGAAGTGTAATGAAACAAAGAACGATTTTTAATTCCGGTTTTATCAGTATTCTTACTATAGATGGTTCAAAATGGATAAAGGACATCCAAGTAGGAAATGTGATAAAAACCGTTTCCGGTTACAGAAGGGTGACAAAGGTTATCCAGTCTGAACTGTCTTCTGTTCCTCGTATTTTTGATATATGCTACGTTACGGAAGATGAAACTCTTGAAAAGGGATACCGTGAAGATGCCTTGCATAGGGTGGTAGATGGCTCTTACGTTTTGTGCCATAATAAAACAAAAAGAGTAGACAAGATAAAACCGGGAGATGTTCTTATGCTTAAAAATGGATGTAAGGGTAAAGTAACCAACATTATACAGATACCTATTGCAAATGTTTCGCAATATTTCTATACCTTTGAACTTGACAAGCCGGACTTCTATTTTGCAGATAATGTCTGTGTACCGGATGCGACAATTTGATAAATAAAATTTTAAATTTTAATGACGTGGGTTTAAATTTGAAAGCGTTGCTCGGATTGCAGACGCAAAATGAAAAAATAGCTGAATATAAAAGACTTCTTAAAAAAGGAAAAGAGATAAGCCAAGAGATAAGTTCACTTGGTGAAATTTATTCTATTCAGAAGTCGCAGTATGATGAACTGAAAGGGAGTGAAGATGCTGATGCAGTTGCAAAGGCAGAAAGTTGTTTTAATGAGTTTTTGAAGCAACAGTCTAAGGATTTAATGGACGTATATAAAAGAAGAAGCTCTATCCAGAAATCCATTGCAAAGTTGGAAAATGACGAAGAATTTGCTGAAATGGCAAAAGACATTCGCCAGCTTGAAAACTGTCGTGAGTTATGGAGACAGGGTTTGATCAAGAAATCTGTTTACTTCGATTTATTTAAGGCGAAACAAGGTAAAGTTCAGTTTGCGGACGTGCTTGTTTTTAGAGGTGACAAACTTCTTATTTTGAATCGTGTAGGAGAAAAGGGTGCAGTTTCAAATGATTGGTGTATTCCGGGCGGACACGTTGACCCGGGAGAAACTTTCTTGCAAGCTGCCAAAAGAGAACTGTTTGAGGAAACCGGTATTGATATGTCGGAAGAGCTTCTGATACCGGTTGGCAAATATATTCCAAAGAAGAAGGACATTGAGATTCACTATTTCATGTGCTATATTGATCCTGATACTCCTGCAAACATTCTTGTGGATGGAGAGGAAGAAACGGGTAGCGAGTGGATCAATCCTCATGCTGAACTTGATCTGTACAATTTCATTTTTGACATGAAAGACAATATCAAGCGTATTCTTGGTATTGAAGTGCCGGATGAATTTCAGTTGGTAATGAAATCTTTCAAAGAGGGTAAAATTTCAAAGGATGTGTTCACCTCCTATTGTGAAAAGAATCCTGAAAAACTTGAAAAGTCGGCAAACAAAACTTCTTTCACTCATGAAGAAAGAAAGGATTTGGCAAAGAAAGGTGAAGCAATACCTAATGGTAAATATCCTATTCGTAATCGGCAGGATTTGAAAGATGCTATTCGTTTGTCCGGTAGTTCTTCTATGCCAAAAGAAGAAGTAAAGAAATGGATTAAGAAACGGGCAAAGGAACTTAATCTGGAAGATGAATTGCCGGAAGATTGGAAAGTAGAAAAAACTATGGATACGGTAGACGCACATGTATTGCAGCGTGAATCTTTGGATGGTGAAACCAAAAATATTGTTCGTACAGAGGATGGTGTAGGCGAAGGTATTGAAAAGGCTATTACTTTCAAGAGAACTATCTATGAAGAAAAAGAAGTCGAAGTGGTAGAAGAGCCGAACAAATACACTTACGGTGAGTTTCATATGAATTTCTCTGATAATAATGGTGGAAAAGGAGATAAGTTTGCTGATTTTTTAGGCATACTTCAAAAGGTAACTTGTCTTGGTAAACCTTTTTCTATTGTTATTAAGACAGAAGAAAATGGGGAACAAGAATGGAAATGGAATGGTAAGTTTCGCATTGAAGACATTACCAAAACAGAAAACATCCGAAAATCGACAGAAGATGAATTGTCTGTTGAAAATGGAAATACCGAAGAAATCGAAAAGTCCAAAAAGACCGATAAGAGTATTTTCAACACTTATCTCAATTTTCTGGAAGGAACTAAAACACGTCTTAAAAATATTCATTGGGGTGAGGAAGATAATTCCAAGCATGTCTATCTCGATGAACTTTCAGAAGAAGTTTCAGAATTTGAGGATAAGATTGCGGAAGCCGGGCAATCGGGATTCGGACGATTCAAAGACGGGGAAATCCAAGGGGATGAAGTGAAAGAGGATGATCCGGTTGCTATTTGCCAAATGATATTCGACAAAACGATTGAGTTCAGAAAAGAACTTGCTGAAAAGGATGAATACATTGGCGAGGTAAGCTGGATTGATGATTTTCTTGCAACACTCAAACAGTCTAAATATAGATTGCAATTGCATTAAGGAGTTTAGAGGTAGATTATGATAATTATTAATAAAAGTTAAAATATTGGGTTATTGTGATTTATCTCTAATTTTGCAGTATTTTTGAGTGTTATAAATACGTTTATTTCAATTTCAACCAATCAAAATGTTTGATAGTTTTAAATTATATGTAGATTTGGATTTGGAGAAAGCCAAAAGCGCGGTATCAGAGCAACAATCTCCATACGCAAACATGGTATTTTCCGGTGTCGCTTCCGATTCTTCAAAAGATGATGAAGAAGAAGTCTTAGAGCCGTCCGGGTTTATATATGATAGATTTTTGAAATCCGGTTTGTTTAACCTCGATCATTTGCCCACACGTTCACCTATTAACAAAAGTCGTTTTTGGATTGGTGAACCTATTGAAGCTTATGTGAAAGACAATAAGTTTTTTGTAAAAGGTAAATTGTGGGAAAAGTCGCCGGAAGCCCGTGCTTTTTGGGATAAGGCAATTGAAATGCAAGAATCGGGTTCGACAAGAAAACCGGGTATGAGCGTAGAAGGTAAGGCGTTGGAACGGGATAAGAAAAATCCCAAAAGAGTAACAAAAGCCCTTATTACAAACATTGCCCTTACAATGACACCAGTCAACACTAAAACTTATTTGGATATTGAAAAGAGTAAGGGCGGTAGTGTGAATGATTTGTTGGAAATACAGAAATCAACTATTCTTTTTGAGTATTGCACAGAAAATGGACTTGTTCAGATTGACAATAATTTCAAGGTGAATTTTCAAAAATCACATTCTTTTGATGTTGATTCTTTTTGGGAGATTTATCGTGCAGTTCAAGAAGGTAGGGTTGAAAAAAGTGTTTTAGATACATTCGTAGAAAAAGTTCGACAATAATTTTTATACATAATGTTATGGTAGACGTAAAAGAATTTAAAGATGATCCGTTATACAAGGCACTTGAAAATTCTGGTTTCAGTGCAGAAGATATTGCTACTATGGTAGCGAACGGAGATGTAACTTTTGAAAAATCGAAAAGTGTCGCCGAAATAAAAGAATCCGAAAAAAAGGAGGACAAGAATATCGGCAATGATGAAAAGCACATTGACGATTTGAAGAAGGACGAAAAAGAGGATAAAAAAGACAAGAAGGACTTGAAAGAGGACATCAAAGAGAAAGAAGACAAAGTTGAGAAATCTTTCTCTATGGATGACATGAAGGCTTTCGGTGCTTCTTTGGCAGCTAATATCGTTAAGGGCATGACAGAAGTCATGAACGAACGTTTTGGCAATATTGAAAAGTCTTTGGAATCTTTCGGTGCACAGACACCTTCTTTTAAGGGAGTGCAGACTTCTGCTGTTTTGGAAAAATCCATGAAGCCGGAAGTGGACGAAGATGGTAAGACACTTCTTTCTGTCACAAAACAACGTCCTTTGGTGATGGCAGCTATCAACAAGGCTGTTGAAAACGCCGGTGAAGAACTTGAAAAGTCGATTGGTGATGATGCTCTGATTTTCTTGGCAGACAGTCAGGCTGAAACCATTGGACAGGATTTGGCAAAATTCATGTACGAAAAGTACAACATCAAGTTCCAGAAGTAAGAAGTAATTCGATCGAATAAATATAAAGATTATAGAAAGATGGACTTGTATAACTATAATGATTTAGCTGCTTTTGGCGGTGCTGGCAATGTTGCCGATGTGTTGAAAGCAATGGAAGCCGGTTTACAAACCGGTATGCAGTACGACAATCAGATCAACAATGGTGGTGGTCTGAAAGTTGAATCTTTGGATGCTTACATCAAGGTTTTGGCTAACCGCTTGAACCAGTTGGTTGTTTACAACGAAATGCCGAAACAGAGAATTGAGAATACGGTTCACCAGTACAACCAGTTGTACAAATATGGTGAAGAAATTGGTATTTTCAATCTTGAAGGTGAAACACCGGAAGAAACAGATACTCAATACATCCGTAAGTCAATCATCTCTAAGTTTATGGGCGTTACAGGACAGGTAACTGATCCGGCTATGCTTGCTAAACTTGCCGGTGGTATGAACATGTACACTCGTGAGGTACAGAATAAGACCACTTTGCTTTTGACTTTGGTTGACACTCGTTTGACGGATGCTGATTCTACTTGTATCGCAGAACAGTTTGATGGCATCTTCCGTCAGCACATGATGGGTGTAGCTGCTACTGACCGTGGTTCTACGGAAGGTATGAGCACAGAACAGATTTTGGATGCTTACTATGGCTCACAGGCTGTGATTGATGCACAGAATGGTATCTTGACTGATGCTTTGGTTGAAGATGCTGCTGATCGCGTTGTAAACGTTTACAACGGTTATATCGACCGTATCGTTTCTGCACCGGTTGTGTTCAACAACTATGTGAAGAAATTCCATGAATCAAAACGCGTTGTTGTTGGCATGTCTAACAGCGTTGTAGGCGCAACAATGGGACAGTCTGTAAACGACATCATGACGCAGTTCGGTAAGGTTTCCGTTAAGAGCGACAAGTTCTTTGATGTTCGTCGTCCGATCAAGGCTTCTGCTACAGCTTCTTCTCCGAAGGCTCCGGGTGTTCCTGTTGCCGGTGCTACCAAGTCTGTTGCTGTTACCGATACAAAGACCAACTTCGTATTACATGCCGGCTCTTATGGCTACTTGGTAACAGCTAAGAACCGTTATGGTGAATCTGCTCCTTTGAAATTGACGAATACTGCTTTGGCAGTTGCAACTAATCAGTCTGTTGATTTGCAGTTTACCGCTCCGGTTGGTGGTGCTTATGCTCCTACTTGCTACGTTATCTATCGTACCAAGAAAGTAACTGATTTGACCGACACGACAGAATACTATCCTATCTTCACTATCCCGGCTTCTATGCTGGCTGCTGGATATGATGGTGCTGCCGCTACAAAAGTACGTGACCGTAACCGTATCATTGCAGGCACAAAGTCTGCTTTGATTTACTACAACGACAGTCAGATCAACGAATACTTGCAGTTCGGTGACACTCGCAAACTTGACTTTGCTATCACTGCGCCGTCTCGTAGATTCGCTATTTTGAACTACGGTACGCCGTGTTTGTATCAGCCGGCTAAGATTTGCCGTATTATCAATATCGGTGATGAAGGTTTGGGTGCATAACTAAGACGTATTTAGTCTCGGAATTTTATAAAGGGAGGGAAAGGTTTTTGAAACACCTTCCTCTCCCTATTTTATTTATCAATAAATCATATTTCGTATGAAAAAGATTGTATCAACAGTATATAAAAACACTACCATTCAGTTTTTGAATGAGCTTGTGGAGTTTGAAAACGGGAAAGCCGAAGTAAAGGACGAAACTTGGGAATACATCAAAAATGGCGGTTTCTCCGGTATTGCTTTGGAAGAAGAAGCTAATACGCTTGAAAAGGAAAAATCTGAATCTGAAAAAGATACTGATGAAGCTCTGAAAGTTCTGAAAGAAGAATACGAGTTTGAAATTGCTCGTTTGAACGGTATTATCAAAGATAAGAACAAGAAAATCGAACAATTGGAGCAGTCTATTGACGTTTGGAAAAAAGAGGTTGAAAGACTGTCTAACGGTGGTCAGCCGAAAGAAACTGTGGAAGAACCGGTTAAAGAAGAAGCCGGCGCAACAGAAGAAGAAATTGCTTCTTTAAAGGAAGATATGTCTAAAATGACTTTTGAGGATTTGAAGGCACTTGCTATTGAAAACGGAATGAGCAAACAGAAAGCCGGAAGATTCAAAGAAGAAAGTCAGAAAGACGAACTGATTGATGCTATAATTGCGTTACCTAAAAAGTAAAAAAGACATTGAGTTATGCCGGGACAACTGATTTTTACAGTAAAGTATAAGAAAAATACGGGTTCTGTCATTTCCGTTGCGGAGATGTGGAACAATTACCTGTACGGTATTACCATACAAGCCGGTACGGGGACTTCTTTTTCTGATGAATCACTTAGAACTTATTTGAGTGCTGCGCAGAGAGAGATCGAGAATTATTTCAATCTTAAATTTGTAAAACAATTGGTTGAATCGGAAACACATTCTTATTACAGGGCAGATTATTTCCAGCAATTCCCAATCATTCAAACCAATTGTCCGGTAAGAGTTCCGCTTGCACTTACAGGTATGCTTAATAAGATGGAGCAGATTATTTACCCGCAAGGTTGGCTTAGTTGTGAGAAAGATATGGACGGGATAGGGAAACGAAGAATGAGTGTCGTTCCTACCGGTGCAAATTCGGTTAATGCAAATGCAGATGTTATTCTTACCGGAATGACTACGCAGATAGGTTTTCAACGGTTTACAAACATACCGGACTATTGGGACATCCAATATATAACCGGTTTTGATTTGGATAAAATGCCTGCCGATTTGATTAATCTTGTTGGTAAACTTGCTTCGTTCGGCCCGCTTAATATTGCCGGAGATATGATATTCAGTTTACCCGGTATAGCTTCTATGCACTTGGAAATAGATGGATTAAGACAATCTATCAACTCTACCGCTTCTGCTGAAAATGCAGGTTACGGGGCACGCTTGAAACAGTATCAAAAAGAAATAGAGGAAACTGTAGAGCGGATAAAACTCGTGTACGATGAATTTAGGTTTTTAGTATTATAAGGAGGTGAATCATGGCAAAGAGCATTTTACAAACACCGGTTCCGCCTTTGAGTAATGCAAGTCCTGAATTTATACGTTCAGAGTTTGATTCTGCCGTTTATTTGAAAGGGTATGAGGTGATATTGGAAAAGGCGTTAAGATGTCCTTGTAATGCACCGGATGCGCCTTTAGTGGATTGCCAGAATTGTTTTGGTACAGGTTATTTTTATATCAATCCTACAAACACTCATGCTCTTATAACCGGCATAAACGGGGATAATAGTTACAAACGTTGGTCAGAAGAACTGATAGGAACAATTAACGTAACGGTAACAGACGTTGATAAACCCAATTTAGGATATTTTGACCGGATCACAATTTTAAAAGAGTTCTCTTACTTTAGCGAAAATTTGCCTGTAAGGACGGACGGAGAGAACTCTTTTGTATTCACGACTTATAAACCGTTAAGCATTTATAGCATACATGTGTTTGAATCGTCTACAGAGCCTTTGAGACAACTTTCTCCGACAGATTACAAGATAAGTGATGCGAACCCTTATTGCGTAATTTTGACGGCTAATATGTCTTTAAATCCGGTTGTAAGTATTTATTATCAACATCAATTGGAATTTCATGTATTGGACTTTCCCCATGAAGTCCGGGCTTCTTGGAAGAAAAACAAGGAAACGGGACAATTGGAAAGAACAAGGCTTCCTATTCAAGCAGTGGCAAGAAGAACACATTTGATTGTGTCTGAAAAACCTAATTTTGATGGATCGGGAGTTATTTTGAATGATAATATTCAAATGAAAATTAGTGAGTAATGGTAGTACCTATCAACATAGATTTAAGTGATCTGGTGGAAGAATTTGATCTTTCACAGGATCAATCTACGTTTTTAGGTTCTTCTATTATAGATGCCGTTATAACTGAATACCAGCTTAGGTGGGAAAATCTGATAAACAGGGAGCTTCGTACTACAAGGAATGAATATAAAAGGGGAGTTTTCATTGAAAGGGAATCCCCTTTGTCCGTTACATTCGGGCTGACAAACAGATCTTCTTCTATTCCTTTGATGATAGAAGAAGGACAACCGCCTTTTGACGAAAAGGAAGGTTTTAGAAATTCCCCAAAAAGAAAGATTGCACAGGATGGAGGTTGGTATATAGATATTCCCTTTAGATATGCAACGCCGGAAGCTGTAGCGGATTCGGGATTGTTTGCTTCTATAATGCCGCAACAAATTTACAACGCAGTTCAGAAGACAGGAAGATTAGGAAGTGGTAATTTACCAGAAAGTTTTTCTGAAAAAGGGCAGAGAAAAGCAATAAATAGGCTGGGTGTAAACAAACCGGCTTATATGCACAAAGCTCCTATTTATCAGGGTCTAACTAAAGTAAATATTGCTTCTACTGAAAAAGAAAAGAGAAGTGGTTATTTTACATGGAGAAGAGTAAGCGAAAACTCTGATCCTAATAGTTGGTGGAATGGTGGTATTGTTCCATATAAACTTATGAACAAAGCTCTTGAACAAGCAAAGATAGATGTTGTTGCGGATAGGGTGATTGACGAATTTTTAAACGCAATGTAAGATGCTACAGATAGTCAAAATAAAAAAGATAGTGGAAGCCTGTTTGGAATACGTACAAACGGACTTTGAAAGCAAGGAAAACGAAAAGGATTCTTTCTTGTACAAAGTGTTGGGAGATACACAGGACGGCTCTTTCAACTACTATGAACAGGCAAAAAATATTTTTCTAAGAAAGGAAACAAATCCGAACAACATAAAGGTAGCTTTGGAATATCCGAAAGATAAAACAGGGCTGCCGGCATACATTATTCGTGAACCCGGGAAAACAGGTGGCATTGCCAATTCCATAGGTAAAATAGAATCTTTTATGGGTGGCGTTCCTATGTACAGGGACACAAGACAGTACGGATTGGAAATCATGTGCTTTTCTGTAAACATGAATGAATCAATCCTGATGTCAGAGATTCTGTACGCATTACTACTTGGCTCTTGGGATACTTTGGCTTCACAGTTCCTTAAAATAGAATTTACCATGAAGGAGCTTATGATGCAAAACAATTTAATGCCGACACCTATTTTCATTCGTTCCATCGGACTTGATTTGTCTTCCGAAGAAATAGTGCCGGGATTAGTAGATTCGACTTTACTTGGAAACATTATCTTTGGAAAAGTAAATCAAGTGGATAGCTTTGTTCTTGGTGACCCGACTTCTGTGGGTGGACTTCCGGGTGTAGAATCAGAAATTACAGGGAACAAGTAGTATGTTGATTGAAAAATGATTACCTTTGAAGGTGTAATTTTGGTACAATATGAAAGCAGACTTTCAAAAAGGGACAAAAGTTTGTTCTTGTTGTCGACAAGAATTGCCTATCAGTGAGTTCTATAAGAAAAAGAACCAACCGGATGGGTTGAATTGCTATTGTAAGAAATGTGCTGACTTGAAGAAAAGTGAAAGATTGTCTGCCATAAAAAATATTCCTTTAGAAGAAAGGATAATTAAAGAGTTTAAAGTTTGTTCTTGTTGTGGTAGAGAGCTTTCTATTGATAATTTTGGAAAAAGCAAAACTCATGTAGACGGACGATCTGGGTATTGTAAGGAGTGCGCTAACAAAAGTGCTGCTGAAAGTAGAGATAAAAATAGAGAAAGAAATAGAGAACTTTCTTATGAAGGCAAGATAGTATGCTCTGTTTGTGGGGAAGAAAAGGAAAGAAGTAAGTTTTATGTCCATAGAACGTCGAGTACTGGATTTGACTGTATTTGTAAGGAATGCCGTTCAAAGCAAGCAAAAGAGACTTATAAAGACAAAAAGGATTATTATAAGCAGCAGCATATAGAATATAGGCTTAGTGGGCGTTTGAAACAATGGAAACAAAATAAATTAGAAACAGATATTGTTTTTAAAACGAAGCAGAAATATTTGAAAAAATTAAGAGATTCTATTCGAGAATATTTCTTGTACGGATGGAAAAGAAATCTTGATTTTCTTGGTTGCTCTATTCCCGACTTAATTATTCATATTGAGTCTCAATTTAAAGATGGTATGACTTGGGAGAATAGAGGTAATGGAAAGGGGAAGTGGAATATTGACTATATCATACCTTTGTCTTATTTTTGTCAAGAATATAGAGACAATATAGAAGAAGGTATGTCTATTGCTAACCATTATTTGAATCTTCAACCATTGTGGGAGTATGAAAATATGGAAAAGAGATCAACATTACCTTCCGACTATTTGGAGAGGATAAATAAAATAAAGTTACATAAATTCGATATAAACAATTGATAATTAATAAATTATGGCCACATCTTTTATTTTCAATAATAAGCAAATTACGTTGCCGGGTGTTTATTCAAGAATTACGACCTCGGAAACAAGCCCTTCTCGTACGCTGGACTACGGAAAGGCAATCATAATTGATACGGGTGTTTATGGTGCAAATTGGGGTGGTGGTTCTGGTATAGATGGAGAAAACTTTCAAGGATTGGATTCTGTCTATACGTTTGACACCCTTGCAGAGTTCCGTTCTTTTGTAAAAGGAGGCATGTTCTGGAAGATTGCAGAAGGCCTTTTTACACCGGATTATACAAACCCGGCTTCTACAGGTATCTCTCAACTTTTGTATGTAAGGGCAGCTAAGACTACTTCTGCAACTATTACTTTTGCTACTACAGCAGGTGGCACGTTTGAAGTAAAGACACTGGATGAAGGTTTGGGAGCAAATGGCAAACTTTCCAAAGCTGGTAATTTGATTACCGGTTATGGTGTATCCATTGTGAAAGACGTAGACGATCCGGCAAAATGGATCATGAAATTCTATGTCGGTTCTTTTACAGGATACGCAGAAGATAATTACCCTATTGGAGAAACGCCGGAAGATCAAGCAGCACCTACATTGGTATTGCAGTCACCGGAATTTGACAATATTGGAACTTTGCTTGAATGGGCTAAATCCGATTCCAATTTTGCTAACCTGTTTGTATTGACAGAAAACGCGGAAGTACAAGGAGAAGGAACGGTATCTGAGAGTGACGTTACTACTGCACTGGCTGGTAAATCCTATTTCTTGGCAAAGGGCGGTACTGAAACTTACAATACTGACAACATGGCGAAAGTTATGGAAGCAATTACAGGTTTGGACTATAGCTTTGCTCTTATGGATCAGTTCGGTATAAATGCTGATTCCGCATTGCAGAAACAGTACATTGCTCATATGAATAGTCAAGCTAAGTACACCCACTTCTTGTTTGTGGGAGGTTATGACGATGCCGCCAATTTCTCTAAATCACTTGATTTGGCGAAAGGATTCAACAGCGAGCTGGTTCAGTTGGTACATGGCGGTGCAGGTATGACTTCCGGTATTACAGGTATCAAAACACGCTGGTGGGGAGTGATGTACAACTTGTGTTGTATTTTGGGTAGAACGGCAGGAAAACCGCCTTATATCCCGGTTACAAACAAAACAATCGGTATCGACAAGTTGAAACATACTTTGAACGATACGGAAAAGATGAAGGCTTTGAATGCCGGTGTACTTGTGACGGTTTACAATGACTATACGAACAACTTTGTCGTATTGCAGGGCGTGAACACTTTGCAGGACAACAAAGTGCTGTTCAATTCCAACGGACAGAGCCACAGTATTCAGTTTATGCGTATCGTTGCCCAGATCAACAAGGAATTGGTTGTAAACGCTTCTATTGACTTGTTGGGGCAGGAAAACGGTGTAAACGTCAATACATTGTCTGCCGGTGCGGTGAAAGACTGGACGGTTGCTTATTTGCAATCGAGAGTGGCAAATGAGGCACAGGATAACCTATTGCTTTCGTTCAAAGACGTTCTTGTTACAAGACAGGAAGATGCTTGGTTTGTAACCTATAAGATCGTTGTGAACAATGAAATCAACAAGTTGTTCTTCACAGGCTTCTTAATTCGTGGATAATAATTCTAAAACATAGATATTATGCAGACATTCAGTGCACCTATGGCATATATCAAGATCGGCAACGAAACAGCCGGTTTTGTCAGAAATATAACCGTACAGGAACAAATCAACCGTGTGGATGTACAGGGATTGGGTAGTTTGCCTATTCAGGAAATCCCGTCGGTTTCTTACAGATGTACATTTACGGTAGATCAGTTTTTCTTGTCTTTCAAGGCTCCGGTAGTGGAAGCGATGATTCACCGTCTGGGGACTTTGCAGGAGGTTTTGGACACTCTTACGTTTGCAGAGCAAGGGTTCTCTATCATGATCTATAAGAAATTGATACAGAACTTTGACGATGCTCGTAAGATGGTAACAAGTGTTGACCCGACAGGGCAGACAATTGCTCTTTTGACACCTTGTTTCATTGAGAATCAGAATTGGCAGTTGCAAGAGCAATCCGTGGCTGCCTATAACGTGCAAGGCCGCTTTCTTAATCCGATCACGACTGCTGAATATTAATGAAAATCAGATAGTTACAATCTTTGTAATTGTTTTTAACTAATTTTAAAAGGCAAGAATCGAGGATGTTGTATCTAAAGTTCTTGCCTTTGCTATGTATAATAAAAGCCGGTCCACTTTTTATTACTTATAAGCGGTATTTTTATCATAAGTACCTTGTTATTAATTATTTATCTGTGGGCCACTTTGAAAACAGTATTTTTATAGTACCGGCACTGAAATTGGCGTTACGATCTTTTCATTTGACGATAATTTGTTGATAATTATATCGTTGTACCCGGCACAATTTGATATGTGTGGTTTGTTGACTAAACAATCTTTTTCAGAAAGCGGAATAAATATTCCGCTTTTCTCTGTTTTATATATATCTTTGCGTATATCAATTAATTAAAAATAGGTGATTAAACACAACTTTACACCAGTTTGTGTTAATCATCAATTTTACTAACGATACCGGTGGTGCACCGGGAATTTAAGCACGTGGAGAGACCTCTTTAGAAATTATTACGTGTTAATGCTTTCAACAATGTCCCTATGAAGCGTGAAAATATACTTTTGGTGTAAAGGAGTATATAAGCACCTCATATAGTATGGAATCTAAAGAGATTACAGTAAAAGGAAGAAAGTATGAGATCAGTTTCCCGAATGTCGGACAGTATTACCAAATTGAGGTAAATAAACAGAGATTGGGTAAAGGAAGCTACAACTCTATGATCGGTAACCCAACTATTTCAGCACAGCGTGCTTTGGACATGATAGATGTGGAAGCTGCTATTTCTGTTTTGTGTCCGCAATTGATGTCTGACTTGAAAGTAAAAAGTTTCTCTGAACTGGGACTGAAAGATTACAAAGAAATTTGTGATATTTATATGCAAGACGTATTCCCGTTCTTGAAAGAAGCCGAAAAAATCCTTTCATCTGTAGACTGATGAATCGGGAAGAATATAAAAATTTTGTCGTAAGATGGGACAATATGTTTCCTATTGATAGATGGTATAGGAATAAACATAAAATCCCGTTTCTTTCAGAAGAACATAAGAAATGCGATTTCTTTGCAGAGCTTATGGAATTTGAAGAAGACAAAGTTTTTTATGAACTGCAACAGGAAAAAGAAGAAAAAGAAAAACAAGAATATATTCCTAATATTGGAGATTGGTTAAAAGCACCGGAAGGTGAAATTTCGGAACAAGATACTGCTTTCTACGAAGATCAGATGTTTAAGATGATTGAGTTTGAACAGAAAGCAAAAGAGAAAAAGGAAAATGGCGGATACGGAGAAAAGGCTTAGAGTTTCGGTAGACACTTCTCAACTTAGGGCTATAGGTGGGGAAATGGAAAGCATTCAGCGAAGGATCGTTGAAAATAACGACAATATTCTTCGTCAGCAAAATGATGCTATCAATCAGCTTAGGGAACAATTGAATCTTTTGGGACGACAAAATTCCGAAAGAGGAAGGCAACCTGTTTCTCCTGTTCGTCCCACTCAACCAACCCCACAACCGGAAGAAGGAGAAACAGAACAACCAACTCCTACTCGAAGAAAGAGAAGAACGGAGCAAGACGAAATAGATAGCCTTAGAGGACAACTTGATGTTTATCAAACCGGTGGTGCAAGGGCTATAGATTTGAATGCACTTTTGGGTATTAACAAAGAAGGCTTTGCTTCTGTTGTGGATGCAATTGCCTCTGGGAATGGTGATATTTCCGGTATAGCCGGACAAATACTTCAACAGGTACAAGCCGGGACAAGAGCTTTAGAAGCTATACAGGAAGGTATTTTTTCTATAGATGAATCTTTGTATAACGGAAGGGGTACATCTGGCGGAGGTTCAGGAATACAACCTATTCCGATCCCCACTCCGACACCGGTAGACAGAGAACCAACTGCTATTACAAAGGAAAGACAAGAAAACGTGGAAAGAGGTAGCGATAGAAGCACTGCTACCAATATCGCAACAAGGGTTATTTCCGGCGTAGGAGCCACTTTCCAAAGTCCGGCTGCTATGGGTGGCGGGATTATTTCTTCTTTAGGCGGAATTTTAGGGGAAGGACTTTCTTTGATCCCCGGTGTAGGAGGATTTTTAGGCGGAGTTACAACGGCTATTGCAAATGTGGCTGCTGGTATTTTTACGACTTCTGTAGAAAAAGCTATGGAAGCTCAAAAAAGAACCATAGCCTATTCTCAAACAATGGGAACAACTGCTGGGCAATCTATGGCTACGGCTTTCAGAGAAGGTAGTTACGCTTCTTCTGCTTTGGGGATGAATGTAGGCGAATACATTCAAAGACGTGCTGAACTTATTCGTGCCGCCGGCGGAAAAGAAGCGACCGTAGCACCTGTACCGGAAACACAAAGTTTGATGGCCGTACAGCGTTTATACGGGCTTAGCGATCAGTCGGTAATGGGAATACAAGGAGCAATGCGTTTCGCTCGTACAGAAGAAGGACAAACAGCTTCTTCATCTGCTATTATCCGGTCTTTTGAGCAAACTATGAAGCAACTTCAAATTCCTCTTAGTGAAATTGCTTCTACTATGGATGAAAGTATGACTACTTTTGTCCGGTCTGCTGATGATATTCTTTCTCGAACAGGTGAGATAGACGCAGCAAACATAGCTGCTATTATGCGTGCCGTTCGTCTACAAACAGGAATGGAAGGTAGACAGCTTGAACGGGTTCAAGAGGCTTTTATGGGCAAAGGAATTTCACAGGATGAAGTAACGCAAACTTTGTTATTTAGGGCAGCACAGCAAGCTACCGGTTCAACCGTTCCTTCTGAAATTCTTGCTGCTTTGGATGATTTGACAAGAGGTGAAGGTGATCAAAATGTAATGAAACGCTTCCTTGATATTTTAACACAAATGGCAGGAGGAAGTACAGAAACACTTCGTCATTTAACGAGAGGTGCATTTACAACTTTAACCTATACAGATATTAATGAACTTACAAAAAACGGAACATTAGAATACAAAGAAACGTTTGATAAGGTTCAAAAATCGAGAGAAGCACTTCGAGCGCAGAACGATCCGACAAATAGATATGAACCTACTGCTGCCGAAAGAACTGTTACGTCAGGGGAAAAAATGATGTCGGCTTATGAAAATAGAATGGTTAGTATTGGGGAAACAAATATAGATAGGTTGGGTAAAATTTTGAACGCTTTGAATGGTATTTATACATCTATTTCAGATACATCGTCTTCGGTGGAAAGTTTTTATACACGTTTTATGGAAGCGTACAAAAAGAACGATGGATCAACCATGCAGCAATTATCTACTGTATTACATGGACTTCCGTCTCTTTTGATGTATGGTTTTCTTAAAAGTCCAAAAAAAGAGGAGGAGTAATCTATGGCAGAAGAAAAAAACAAAGAACTAAAGAATCCACCTATTTACCCTCTGGAAAGTTATCAGCAAGCAAAACCGGAGGACTTTATAAACTATTGGCAAAAAATTCTTCCGTCCGGGAAAAAGAAATTTACACCTTCTGAACTGATGAAGGTGGAAAATGGTAAAGGTATTACAAATCTGGATATCATTTGGGGAACGTATGATAAGGAAGAACAGGTCAAATACAAAAGTGACTATGATTCCGGCACATTGCCTTATATAAAGCAAGGAACAGTTTTGTGGTGTCCTAAAGGAGATACACCTATTTCTCTTGTGAAAGCTGCAAAAGAAGGGCAGTTTGTTTCACAGGGAAGTTTTAAAGCATATTGGGGAGATAACTACGAAGAATTGATAAGTGATCCTGAATATTTGCCTGATACAAATGTAACTTCTGCATTGGAAGGAACCGGGATAAACGCCAAAATAATATCTATGAATATCCGGGTATGGATGTACATAAAATCAATTGATAAAGTGATCGACCTATCTCCTTATGTGCTACAGACGGTTACAACTAAATCTAAACAAACGGGAGAGTTCAGTATTTTGTTAGCACCTTTTTATTTTAATGGAAGCTCATTTAAGTTTGGGGATTCTGTTTTGGAACAATTTAATACAGTTTCTAATACCGGTGCGCAAGTCAAGTCCTTCCAAGAGAAATTTATACAAAACAACGATATTGTCTTTATACGGTTTGAGCGTTTGCAAAAAGAAAGTAGTAAAGGAGATGTGGATTTTGGTAAACGTGTCGATTTGGAAATTCCTGTTTCTAAAGTAGCAAAGGACAATATTTGGGATATGATAGGGTTTGTAGATACTTGTACCACATCTTACGAAGCACAAGGAAACATAAAATCCATTACAATAGAAGGACGGGACATAAACAAATTGTTTTCAGATGATGGTTGCTATTTTATCCCTTTGCTTAACGCAACTGATACATTTTCTCACTGGTATGAAATGAGCGAAGATAGTATCTGGTTTAAAAGAAATGTCCTTACAGGTGCATTCTCCAATCTTTTGTGGTCGTATCAAATGAAGTCTATCCGGGAATGTATTTGGTTTATTGTGAATGTGATGTCAAACATAGGGATAGCGAAGAATAGTGTGTTTGATTCATGGCAAGATAAAAGAACGGAAAGTTATGATATAGGTGTAGACGAAAAACAATCTGTAAATGGAATTTGGCAGATATTCAAAGTGTTTGTGGAAGATGTGCTTGAAAAAAGGGTGCTCATAGATTCTTCTATTGCCAATCCAAATGGTACACTTTTGGAGTATATGAATAGGGTTTGCCAATTTCCTTTGGTTGAGTTTTATTTTGATACTTATGTCAATACGATAGACCTTGTGGTAAGGCAACCACCGTTCAACAAGGATGCCATTTTAGGTGCGTATAAGAATGGGCAGTACATTACGGTTAAGTCTGAAAATATGCACGGATATGACTTGTCTTATGATACAAGAAGTTATTCTTGGTATCAGCTAAAAGTTATGAGTAATCATGCCGGACAGACAAATACAACAAGTCTTGCCTTTGTTCCTATTGTGTATTTGAATGAGTATGCAGAGGTGTTTGGGAACAAGAAAATGTCTTTTACGGATCAATATTTGAATTACAAGGATTTGGAAGGGACGGAGGCGACTCGATCTCTTGCAAACTTTCAGGCGGCTGCAACAAACGATTTGATTTACATTATGGAATCAACGGCTTATTTGCCGTTTACAAGGACAGGGACTATTACGATTAATGGGGACAGAAGAATAAAGGTCGGGACGTTTATTTATTTTGAACCGACAAACGAGTTTTTCTATGTTTCCTCGGTTGTAAACAATGTTTCGTTTTTGGACGGTAACTTGCAAAGACAAACAATTTTACAAGTAGAAAGAGGTATGTATATGCCGATTCTTTCTAACTCTTTTTCGAATGTAAAGAATCGGCAGGATAATGCCGGAGAAGAAAATAAAGATGTCAAACCGGATTATTTCAAATTGATTGATTTAACAGAAATAAGAAATGCGGCAAAGCAAGCAGAAGCGGATAAAATAACAACGCTTGTCATGCCTAAAGTGGACAAAGATCAGTTTGATTATTTTTTGAATCGTAAGATGTTTAGTTAATTATGGCAGGGGGAAAGGTAAGAAAATTAAACGGTTCTTCTGAACCTATTTCATTCGGGTTTATAGTCATTCCTAACGGAGTGGACAGGGATTTGTATGTAGAGACTTGCTTTCGTACCGGGCGTGTTTCTGTTATGGGAAATGGCGGTGTTTTCTTTAGGGATATATATATCACAAACGAAGTGCTGGCGAATATAGAGTTTCCTTCAAAAGAAAACGAACAAGGATCGGCGGTGGTAATAGCCACTAATCCGTATGACGGTGTTCCTATTGTAGTAGGAAGCTATTGTAGAAACGATCAATCTCCTATGTGGAAAGAGAATACCTTCCGGTTCAGAAAAACAATAGGAAATGTGACAGCCTCTTTGATGGTTGATCCTACTGATAATACAATTTCTGTTTCTATCAATTCTCCCGAAAAGGCTTCTGTAAATTTGAAAGCAACCGGTTCCTCTGAATCGGAGGTGAATATTGAATCTACCGGTAAAGTGAATGTGACGGGCGGTGAAATGATTTCTGTAAAGAGCTATACCCAAATGGAAGCTAAGATTGTCAATCCTGAAAAACCGGAGGAAGAAGAAAGACGTGTTTCTATGGATTTGGAAAAGGTTTCTTTTCATTGGAAAACAGAAGAACTTGAACAATCTTTGCAGGTAGACGATACAGGTGTGTTGGTTAAAATTGGGGATAATGTACAAAGTACAATAACCAAAGAACAGTTGGATTTGAAAACAGGAGCCTCTACACTCAAAATGAATAATGATGTAATTGAGTTCAATGGTGGAGGACTGAAAGGATTGGTGGAATTGGATAATCTTACAAGTAAATTAAATGCGTTTGTACAGTCTTTCAATTCTTTTGTAAGTATATACAATAGTCATTCTCATCCTGTGTCTACAGCCGGTTCAGCTACAGCGCAAACAGGATCAACTACTGGGATAATCGGTACGGCTCAATCGGCACAATCTTTTAACGCTTCTGATTATGAGAATGAAAAAATAACACAGGGATAGTGTGTTACAAGAAAAAGTTTGTACTTTTGAGAAACAATTTAAACACTTATAGCCGTGGCAGTTTTGGATTCAGTAGTTAAGACAGCAAAATCAACGCTTAAAAATTTGGGACGTTCCATGATGGCAACGCAATTCCCGAATGATTTTGAGGTGTATATGTGCTCTTTGGAATTGGCAGATTCTAAGGATAATACGATTGATGTCTTCACTTTTCCTATTAGCCCGGAAAGTATTGACAAGAGCGAACCGAAAAGAACGACTGTGGTTAATACGGCAGGTGGCGTTACTGTCTTGACTTCTTCGGTATTTATGCCGCAATCCATATCCATAAAAGGGAATTTTGGACGGACATTCAAGATTCTTTTATCCGGTTCAGATAGCGTTTCTTTAACCGGTGCGGCTTTCAGTATAGCAGCAGGAAAACGTTATCTTTACCAATTGCAAGGGAAAAGTACAAGTTCACTTACAATGCCTTCTTTTAATGCTGGCATAAAAACCGGATATGGTTGTATTAAGATATTACAGTCTATTATAGACAAAAGTAACGGGGTGGATGAATTGGGCTTTCCTATGAAGTTGTATTTTTATAATATGGCATTAGGAGAAAGCTATTTGGTTACTATCCCGCCAAGAGGGGTAACGTTCAGTCAGAATATTTCTAAAAATATGATATGGGAATATAATCTTGAAATGACGGTTATAGCTCCTTTGGAGGCTGTTTCCGCAACGAAAGGAGCTAAGAGTTCCCTTGTATCAATGTGTTCCTCTAATGTCATACAAAAGGGGATAAATGAGTTTGCAAGTTCACTTTCAAAAGGATTATTGGGCAATGGTTGAAGATATGTTCGATAAATTTTTCAGAATAACCGGGTACGATATAAAGTCCTACTTTCAGAAGTTTGTGGATTTTTGTACCAACGATTATCCTTTGATTGCTGACTATTATAGTAATGGTGGTGAGCTTGATAAGGATTCTTTTTTGCGTTTGGTTGAGTTGGTAAGAGAATCCGAAACGATTGAACCTCTATTTATCTTACATGAGAATACTTTGGATGATATTTCCATGTGGGAGATATTGGATAATTTTACAGAAACGCAAACCAAACTTTCTACTATAAAAAGTTCTGCAAGGTGGCTCCGTAGTTCTTCTTTGGAGAGAAACAATACTTTGCAGCTTGAAAAACATTTGAGAACGGGAGAGCGGTTTGAAGATGTGGCAAGACAACTTAATAGTGAAAACCCGGAAGATGATTGGATGAATATTACAATTCCTCAATATATAGAGGAAACTGATTATTCATTTACCGATGGCGGAGGTATTTTTTATGTCAACCTTAAAAATATCGGCAACAATTATCTTGACACGGTAGTAGACGTATTGGTAGGCGACAATATATTGGGACGGGATATTGACCTTAATTTTGTGTTTGAAAATGACGATTTGAAGATAGTGATAGGCGATGATGCGATCCGACAGGCTTTGGATACTATTCTTTCTTCTCAAAAAGGTGCTATACCAGAGTTTAAGGATTATGGAATTGCAAATGAGTTCATAGGAACAACGGTGAACGCAATCCAGTACCCTTCTATTTTTAAGGATGTAATGAACATGTTCCAAAGGGATTCAAGATGGGACTCTGTGGAGTTGATGGATGTAAAAAGAGAGGAAGATGCCGTGTTCCTTTCTTTGCAATGTAAAACGGTAACAAAGAAAGATTATTTAGTAAAAGTTCCTATATAA